ATGGCCTCCATTCGCCATATCCAGCGTGCCGACGGCACTACTGCATTCAAAGTCATTTGGCGCGAAGCTGAAACCAAGAAACAAACCAGCTTCACCACCGATTCGGACACCGAAGCAGAACTCATCAAGCGCCTGCTCGACGCGAACGGCCAATCGTTCACGCTCGCCAACAAGGCAATGCAGGACATTCAATCCCAGACCCCAACGGTCGCCAAGCTTGTGACCGTGTACTTGGACGAAAAAACCGGCATTGAGCCCGGCACCAAGCGCACCTACGAGGTCATGCTTGCCCGGCACATTGCACCACCTATTGGCCCACGCAAAACCGGAACGATCGAACGCAAGGACCTGGTCCGCTGGTTCGAGCAGCTGCAGCTCGCGCCCAAGTCCAAGAAGAACGTCCACGCCTTCCTTTCCACTGTGTTCAACTGGGCCATAGAGCGGAACCTCATGGAGGAAAACCCGGCACGAGGAATCAGCTCGCCCAAGGCCTCCCTGAAATACAGAGGTGCGACCTTTCTCACTAAGGAACAATTCGAGATCCTCAGCGACCACATCGATCCGGACTACGAGATTTTCGTGCGTACTCTCGTGAACTCGGGAACGCGCTTCAGCGAGGCCACAGCGCTCGACAAGGCAGACTTTTCTCGCAAGGCGTCTGGGCATTACGTGATCGACGTGAACAAGTCATGGAAACGGACGCCGCACGGATTCGTTCTTGGCTCGCCCAAGACGCTGGCCGGCGTCCGCCAGGTGACGCTCCCCTTGTCCCTGACGCCTCTGCTCGACGAGCATCTCCGCCCGCTCAAATCGCGCGACCTCGTATTCCAGCACCCGAACGGCGGCCGGCTATCGAGCGGAATCTTCTATGCCCGCTACTGGCGGCCAGCAATAGAAGCAGCCAATGCGCCCGAAGTCACCGATCAGCTTCTCGCCGAACCCCGAGTGCATGACCTCAGGCACACGCATGTTTCGTGGCTAATTGCCGCCAAAGTGCCACTCCCGGTTATTTCCAAGCGGCTCGGCCACTCATCAATCAGTACAACCGTCGACGTCTATGGGCACCTCACGAACGACGCCGACTTGAAAGCAGCGGATGCTTTGTCGTAATTGGTTGAACCGTCATGTTTTGACAGTAAACTGGACCAAAAATAGCTAACCGACGCTCAAATCATCACTCACACCAAAAGGTTACCCAATGGAAATCCACGCTAACGGGGCAACGCACCTCTGGAAGAAGCTCAGCTTCAAAGCACTGCTCATATGGGCTGCGATCCTCTTTGTGATCGTCTACTCCATTGTGCTCTTAAGCTCAGGAGCGAAATCTGATCCTTCTGCTGAAAAAGAAGCCGCTCGCATCGCATGCAACCAAAATATTGCATCCAAAGCTCCAATGAATGGGATCACTGACTGGAGCGGCGATTCGTCAACGGAGCAGGATGTTCTGGATGCCACTGACATTGTGAAGACAGGAGTCGGCGCTTCAAAGGTATGGCAAGTGCGTGGCACTATGCCAGCAGGCTCGGCGCCCTGGAAATCCGGTGAGGTGCTTTACCAATGTAATGTGCACATAACTCAAAGTGGCGAGATATCTGAAGTTAGAGATGCGCAGATCTTCAGCTAACCACGTTGCAACGCGGCCCCGCAGAAATTATTCTGCGGGGTTTTTCATACCGCCCGGTCGACTCTGATGTTGAGCCGCTGCGCACCTTCGGGTACGAGGTCGAACGCTTTGTCACGCGCGGTTTCGTAATCTGCCTGAACGGCTGAGGTGGTGCCGATTTCACCATCTAGCTCGTAGGTTGTGAGTACTTCCACGAGGAGAATTCTAGCCGAGTCCGTCGCGGTCCTCGAATCGGGCGGGTCGCTTCATGCTTCGCACGCGGTCGTAAAGGACCCCGGTCGCCTGTAGGGTCCAGGCTCCGTCTACTGGCCTGTAGTCGATCGCTTCGTCCTGGTCGCGCTGCCATTCTGGGGAAACGAACTCCACGTGGAATGGCGCATCCGTGCTCCGGATTCTTCGGCACCGCCTTTTAGGCGCCCAAGACGTGAACCAATGCTGCGGCGGGCCGCTCTTGTAGGTGATCAGCGGGTACTTCACCTGCACCATGTCGCCACACCATGCAACTGCGGTGCCCGCCACAGTGCCACCGTCGACCTGTACCTCCAGGAAAGGCCGCGCATATGGATCATATGACCGCAGCAGGTTGGAGTCAGGAGCGAATTGCACGGATCGATTCTATCGGCCACCGAGCACGATGAATTTTCATTCGCCTTGACCAAATGCCGCTCTCCTATCGACTTCTACCGGCGAGAGGACATAGGCTGGAGGTTCGCGTCTCTAGGGGCAGCATTGGCCACACGCGGACGAGGACAAGCAGTCAACACCCTCTTGACCTCAAACCTACCCGCAGAAATTGCCCCCCTCACTGAGCAGGAAATGTAGGAACCAATGCCAGGACGCTACGCACGATCAAACACAGCCACCAGAGTTTCAGAATTCATCGGAACCAGAAGCGGGCGACGCTTCCTCCGCGAACACTCGTGGGAAGAAGGAATGCCCATCGTCATAGCTCAATCCCACGAACTCCTCATAGACGTTATGGGGCTTGTTGCGACTCAAAACGACACAGCATTGGTCGCATTGCTAGAGCCCGCTACTGACGAACTCCTATTTCTTTACATCTCTCTACCCAACAAAAATCTTGAGATAGTGCAGACGGAGCAACCACGACAAACTGTCATGGACTTCTATCGCACCGTCAACGAGACCTTCGCGCGAACATTCCGTGTCCGACCATGGAAATACAGTGCCATCGCCCACGCCATAAACACCTGTGACAGGCAGACCGACACCCATGAAGTACTTCGTGGCCTTCGCCACCACCACGCACGTTCGCGATAAACCGCGCTCTAACACAAGACACTGCCCCACCCTCGTTTGAGGATGGGGCAGTCTACGTATATGCCAGACCCCGGCATTGTCCGGTCTGCCGGGGCCCAGCGTTGGGAGGTCACGAGGCCGCCTTCCCTCGGCACGATTTTCTACTTTTTGCGGGTATGCCCGTCATATCCAGGGAATGCGCCAGCTGCGGATTTACTGGTTGCTGCTGGGCTCGCCTTTGAATAGGAATCCGGCGACTCGGCATAACCCAGCAGCCAGCCAATCTTGGGGCTGACGTAGGTTTCAAAGAGGCGAACCGCCACATAATAGACCGCGGTCAACAGGAGCGTGAGCAGCGCTACCAAGGCGCCCTCGAACTCCGAATCCAACGTCACGTTCCAAGTGACCGCTAGCTGCAGGAAGAATCCCACTACCAGGGGCACGATGGTTCGAACGACGGATACCCAAAGAGTGAATGCTACTTGTTTCATGATTATCGTCCGTTCTGAGTATTGAGCCAGAGCTCGAAGCTTTCCCAGCTCATGTCCTTGAAAATGCCGTCGATCTTGCCGCGGTAGAACTTCTTGCCTCGCTTGCCCAGGGCATCGGCAAGGAATCGCTGCAGCTCGACGTAGAACCAAAAGCCGGCCTTTCGGTCGACCTTCAGCGGAGTGCCCTTGCGAACACCCTTTGCCGCGAACGGCGTGACCTTGTAGTAACCCTGTGCGCGGAGCATGCGCATGGTGTCAGCGACAGTGCGACCGGCGAACTCACCGTCCCAGCGCTGGTTGTCCCGGCGCCCGGTCGCATGAAGCAAGATCTGCAGGGCACCGATAGTCAGCGCGTCTGGCTTCTTGGTGATAGACAGATCTTCGAAATCCTTCGGGAAAGTGGTGCTTCCGTTGGGAGGATTCTTCTTGGACTGAACCTGCGACTTCGGCTTGGCCTCTGGTCGGGATGGCTTCGGCTTTGGCTTGGGTGGTGCAGGCTTCTGTCCGTTGATGATTGCCTGGACCTGTGCACGCATGCTCGACATTGGATAGCCGTTGATGTCGATCTTGCGGCCCTTGGGCAGCGCGTATTCGGAGTGCCCGCACACCCAGTCGGCATTGTCCTCGTTGATAGAGTCGAGGAGCGCGGCGCAGAGCTTTGGGTAGGCGTTGCGTTGCGCGTCAGTCCAATCGCGGCCGTCTGCTGCTTCGGCCTCGATTCCGAAGAAGTCGCTGTTCCCGGATCCGGACTTCCATGCACCGCGCCCGCCATGGTTTGCGCGGCCGGCAGCGACCACGACGGCTACGCCGCGGCGGTCGAGATAGACGTTGCACAGTGGGCCAGGCAAGCCCGGTCGGCCATTGGTTACAACGTTCAACGACGGGCGTCCCTCGGTTCCACGCGGTCCGGCAGTCCAGTGGCACGTCACGCCCTTCGGGGTGAATGAGCTGGAGCCGCGAGTAGACCAGCCCTTCACATATTCAACTTTGAGCCCGCGCGCTTGGATCTTCTTAACGAGGTTGGTTATGCGGGGCATCAGTCATCGCCCTCTTCGTCGCCTTCGCCGGCGCACACGGTCACTGGCTCGTCGTCCGTTGCGTGATCGGCCATGCCGCCGTGCTGGTCGCGGTCCCAGTCCAGTTCGTTTTCGTTCTCGGCGCTCATGAAAGCACCCTCCTTCGTGGTTGGTTTCCACTAGGAGAGTGCTTTCTTTATGGGCTTGCTTGTGGGAGGGGCTACTCGAACGTTCTTCCTAGAACATCAAGTTCAGACCACTTCGTCGCCTTCGATTCCAGGGCGTCCCAGGTAGGTCCTGCCGCGGCTTCCCACTGGTCCCAGGTCGGTACACCGTCCATGATTTCAAGGACGTGCCCGGCGGGCAGCATCTTGGTCTCTCTGAGCTTTCGACCTAGCCATTCAAGATCCTGTCCTGGGAAGTCCTCTTTTGCGACGTAAATGCGGATAGTCCATGGGTCTGAGGGATGCGGTTGTATCGAAATGCGCCCCTGCCTCTTGTCAGGCATTTGGAGGCTGGTGACCATATCGAACAAATGCTGCCGGCTCCCCAGCGCGCGCCGCTTCCCCTGGAGCATCTCCTTGAGGAATGTCCGAAGCGTGAATCTGTCCGTGTTCAGAGACAAGGCATTGAAGCCCGTCATCTGTCCCAGCCATCGAAGCGCATGATCGGGCGCTGTGTCTGGGTTCGTGTACTTCCCGGCCCAGAGGTCGTCGGATACTTGGCGGTACTCCCCTGCGATGCGTCCGATGCCATCCATGAACTTCAACATTGGATAGTTTGTTGCGCGTGGGGCGACCTCGCCAGGCAGGTGTTCCAGCAGGTAGCGGCTCGGGCCGACACTGACGGCCAATGGCGTGGGCCGCATGCCACTCGTGGGTTGGGCAACACGCGACTGGCAAATGACAACGACCTGCACCATGCCGTCACTTGGTGGATAAAATTCATACTCGACGTACCCATCCGCAACAATGTTGTCGATCACCCGGGCAAAGGTCGGGTCAGCCCCTCCATTGCGCGGAACAAGGTGAACATTAAGTCGGTTTTCGCCGGTAATGACGGGTTTCTTGTACCAGACCTGCAGGAAATGCTTGCGTCCTGGCTGCACGAAAATGTCGGTTCGACTATGAAACCGGTATCCGTCTCCATAGTCGAGAACTTTCCACCCTGATTCCGGAGTGAAAACGAAAGGTTCAGGGATCGCCCCCTCCCATCGAGGCAGTACTGGGTTCCTTTGCTGCTCATCAACCACTTGGTATTGGGCAGGCAATGTTTCGAACCAGCCAATGGTCCACGGATCGACGTTAGCCGGATAATCGCGCATTAGTTGCTCACCGTCACTGTAATCGTGCCAGCTCGCGCGAGAGGCGCATCTCCCGTGAGGGCGATATCAACAGGAGTTGATTCCAGTGCCGAGATTTCCGGGAGTCCGACGACCCTGGCGGTGATCTGATTCTTATCCACCTTGGCTGCCCATTCCCACGTGGCTGGGCTGAGCCACTCGGTTAGCGCACTGATTACCGCCGCTTTGGCCTCGTCCACCGTTGAGTTCAGAGAACGTTTCACGGTGACCGCGATATTCACGGACGTGTAAGTAGGCGCGATGAGATGCACTTGCAGCGAGGCCAGGGCTTGTCTGTTGATCACTTCTTGAAGGTCTGCCAGGACTTCCGCGTTGAGCGGTTCGCCGAACTGGTCGGCCACGGCTACCGTCACGTGTCCGGGTGCCGGGGTTTTCGGAGTGCCAGTCGGATTATAGATATCCAAGGTCATGGCCCTTCCGACTCGGGGATCCATGAGCATCGCTGCCGTGAAATTGTCGGGAATCACCAGCGAATTGCTCATGCGCGACAAGGCGGCAGAAGCACGGGAGCGGAATGATTCGTCGGATTCTTCGCTCTCTCCCCCGTATGTGGCCTGAGAAATTGTTACCTCGTCGACGAGTATGTTGGTGTCGACCAGTTCAAGGACTGTGCCGACAGGGATGCCGTTTCCTTCGATGCCGGAATCTTCGGCTTCAATAGCGGCGTATCCGAACAGCGTTTCGGTGGTGACGATCGTTGCGTCTTCCGTGGTGAGGAAGTCGACGGTCTCGTCGGTCTCCTCAATCTCGTAGCGCACACGCGTGCCAGCGGGAATGACGGTGAGCGGTTCCGCGCCATTGACTTGGAAGCAGATCTGGCCCTCGGTGTTGAACCCGTCATGCCGCGTGACCCCATACAGGCCCATGATTTGCTCGGTGACTTCTTCCCCCACGGATTGCAGGGCGAGCGCTTCAACTCCGAGGATGAGCGCCAGAGACTCAAGTAGGACGACTTCGGTGCTGGAATCCCTTGGGGTCCACTCCGGCAAAGCGTTCTGGGCGTGCTGGATCGCAGTAGAGACCAGATCTTGTTCACCCCCGAACTCTAAGAGGTTCAGGGATTCGAGTTCAGGAATGTCCTGGGGCTCTGAAAATTCTGTCGTCATACTTCCTCATCCTCTTCTTCATCGCCAAGGATTGGCTCTTCGTCTCGTTCCCACTCGACAACGGCGGCGGCAACTACGTCTGAGACGGGTTCTATTCGCACATCTGTGATGGTCACGTCGTCGAACCCAATCTCCGACATGTTGGTTGCAAGGTCCGAGTGGATCGCCACCTCGTCTATGCCAAGGCCTGCTGGGTCTGTGATTCCGAAACTGGCAGCAAGGGGCCGCTCGCCTTGCTGGGTGTAAAGCGATGCGGCGATCGCATCGTTGACTTCCTGGTCTGAGCCGTAGTCAGCCGTGGAAACTTTGCCGGTAAGGTCCAAACGAAAAGGGAATCTGATCGCGCCACTCACAAGTCCTCCCGGATATCGTGCGGTATTTCTTCCTCGCTGATGTGGTATCGAATGACCCAGCCACGAACGACGTTGATCAACCGCCAGTACTTGGAGGTTACGAATTCAAGTTTTTCGTCGAGCTCTTTGACCTTGCTCGTTAGTCGTTCGACTTCAGATTTCAGGGCTTCGACCGTTGTTTTGAGAACTTCAAAATCCAACTTCTTTTTCTCGAGTTCTGTGTCATTCAGCTCGGTGACAAGCTGGATCTTGTTCTGGTCTTGTGCGTTCTTCCGTCCGAACCAGTGCCCTAAAGCGCCCGCCAGTGCGGCCAAGAGCGCCGCGATCACCACTCCCAAAAAAGCCAGCATCTCATTACTCACGCGAACGCCATCCACCGAAGCGAAATCGCGCTAGTACGGGACGTGGCAAGGGAGAGCGTCGCCGCATACCTGGTCGCCGATTCAGTAATGACGGCGGAAAACCATCCTGGGTTCGACTGCCCTTCCACCGTTGCCAGGATCGTCGGGACCGTGGGAAAGGCGGTCCCCGGAAATGACAGGCTGGCTGTCGCCTTGTTGGGCCACTGGCCTTGCGACGCGTTGGCAGCAGGCGTGGTCGTCGCAACGACGCCGGTGAGCACCGATGAGAACCCCAATGCGTCGAGTTTTGCTTTATCAGCAGCCGGCATCGCGCCCGGTACAGAACTTGTAGCAACTGCAAGCTTGTGAACGTGGTCTGCCCGAGCTGACCGAACAGATGTTCCCTCGGCGTTCGCGCCACCGACCGCAACGTCCTTGGGCGTTGCGCCCCCGAACGGCGCGTATTCAATCCATTCCGTGCCCGTATTCACATAGATCCGGTTCGTCACGTTATCAAACCAGAATCTGACTCCACTGGCAGGGACAGGCCTGTCCGCAACCGGGCCCATGCGAAATCCCGGCAACAAATTCAGTAGGTCGACCATAGCGTTGTGGCCAGCTCGTCCCGGGATAGGGTCGGTGCCGGCGCCATATTTCACCAGCCCATGTGGTGACGAGTTTTCAATTGCCATGCGCCAAGAATGCCCATCAGCACCGTTGCCGTGTGGGAACTGCGTTGCCAGCGCATCAAAACTAGTGTCACGTCAGGGGGACGGCTGGCACTCCTGGAAGCGAAGCAGGCCAAGGATCCGAGGTGTGCCACGTCCATTGGCCGACGATATCCGAGTTCTGATCCATCGGAGCGTCCTGGTCATAGACTCCGTAGATGTTTCCGCTGGATATCTGCATGAGAACGCCTCGCGCATCCAGGCGTATGAACGCCGAGGTGGAGATGAGGGTTGTTGTGGATGGCTTGAATCCCGACGGCAGCGCATATTTCATGGTGTTGCCGCCGTCTTTTGCCAGGTTCAACATCAGGGTGACGCTGTTTCCCTCGCGATAGAGCCAAACAGTGGAGTATGACGGGGCGCCGACCATGCCGCCATCCCACAAGGCCCTGATGTCGCGCACCCCGGTACTTGAGAGGAGCGCGATGTTCCCCGCCGGGTCAGATAGCGCAACTCGTGTCCCTACCGTGCGGTCCACGCTGAGCAGGTCGCTTGCCGTGCTCGCGTTGGCGACCTCGGGAATCGCGACCATATTCTGGCGGGTTCCCCCGAGGAGGACAACCAAGACAGTTGCACCGGCTTCCGTATTTCCGTGCACGGGCATCGGGCCGACTGGTGCAGTTCCTAACAGCTTGGGAACAATGATCCACGCCAGTCCGTCGTCGAGTACTCGGGAAACGGTGCCTCGCCAAATCTGTCCTGCGGATTGAACGGTCATGCTTATGCCTTCCAGTACTTGAATCCTGGAAGCTGGTAGGCCTCCACGTATGCGGTGGGATCCGGGCGGGTGATCAAGACGAGCTCGCCATCAAGCATGACGACCACCATGCCACGTCCGATGGTGAATGCCAGTTCGCCTGTGTTCTCGACAACCAGCAATCCGGCTTGCGACAATCCACTCACCGGTACTTTCCGTCCGTCTCGGCGTGTCACCGACAGGATGGCAACGTCCGTATCGGGTGCGTATTCCTCCAATGGGGCCGCGCAGGCGGAAATGACTTCCGCCAGCTGTGCGCAGCTCGATTCCTCGGACTCATTCCGAAGCGCCTGGGCATCTGCGGTCGAGTTCACAGTCACCTCGCACGCCTGGCAAACGGAAGCGACCAATAGCCAGATCCATGTCATTTCAGCTGATTCCTTGCAGTCTGGCCCTTGGGCCGCAAGTAGCCTTGCAACCCGCTCTTGCTAAACGTCTCGTAGTACGCGGCTTTCTGGCGAGTCCCTGACTGCGTGATGCAGTAAACCGTGGAGCCATTGTCACGAATCACGATGGCCACGTGCCCGTAGTAACGTCCGCCGATCTTTCCGTAGGGTGCGCCCCAACAGGCAATATCTCCTGGCTGCGCGCTGGCATGCTTGCTAATCGGAGTGAAGTACCGGCGCTGCGTTGCACCGTAGTACCAATCCCGCCCGTTGCCGCGTGGCCAGATTCCGAAGAGGTCGCGCGCGTACTGCTTAGTCAGGCCCACGCACTGGACACCATATCCTTCTACGCCCCAGCGTCCGCCGATCTTGTTGGCCACCCAGCGTCTGAACCACAGCGATCCTGTGAAGCTCGAATTCGAGCTGTTGCTACCCCCAGTTCCTGAGCTTCGGTATTTGCGCTTCGTCGTCGTTTTCTTCTTCGACTTGCCTTTGGCTTCCTTCCGCTTCGCCGAGGCGGTCTTCTTGGATCCGCTGCGCGCCTGCTTTTCGGGGTTGACCGGGCGCTCGCATTGCACGCCAACTGGCTGGGAGACCGTCAGCGGGTAATCGCAGGAGACTACAATCCATCGTCCGCCGCTGGCGCCCACGTTTCCGCTGAGCGTGAGTTCGTCGCCTGGACGGACGCTATCCCCGTTCGCCGAGATGAGCTTGAGGCTGAGCTTCTCATCCTTTCGACCGTCTTCTCCCCCGTCATAGACTGGCATGCCTTCCAACGATGGCGAATAATCCGACCAGGAATTCCACGCCACCGTCCACACCGACCGTCCAGGCCGCGCCATCAGCCACGTCGGACGGGCAAAGACCAGCCGGTCGCCATACTCGAACAGCCACACGCCGAGTTCGCGCGCTAGCTCAGTCATCACGTCCCAAGTTGACGGACGATTGTTCCCTTCTGGTTTCTCTCGCATGATCTGCCGTTTGCCAAGGCCTGGCTGGACCCAGTACTTCATTCCCGCGGCCCGCGCCTGGTTCTTCACCCACGCAGCAACGTCCTGGTTGCCCCAGTTCTTCGCGCCGGTCTGCCGGCGGAGCTTGCGCACGAAACTCGACTCCGCAGTCACTTGGAGCTGCGGTCCTGCTGCCCCTCCTTGAGTCTTAACCTGAGTCACGGCAACGGACCACCCGCCGTACCTGATGGTGGCGCCAGCCTTGAACGAATTAGACCGGAACAATCCAAGAGTCAAAGTGTCATTGAACGTGAAATTCATCGTCGAAACTTGGCTAATGGACACCTTCAGGCTCGCTGAAATGCAGGTCTCGGTGATGTTTTTGATTGATGATCCGGAGACGGTGATGTTCTTGAGCTTCGAGCCGCTAAGAGTGGATGACATCAGGAGCCTCCTTTACTTCTTCGGCAGGTGCAGTACCCAGCCCGGCTTGAGAAAGTTCGGGTTGCGGTATTTCTTCCCGCGTTTCTTGTTCAATTTCCAGATCTCCGGCCACCGGCGGCCACCGCCCAAATATTTCTGGGCAATCTTGTAGTAGGAATCGCCGCGCTTGACTTTGTATGTACGGCGAACCGACTTCTTGGGCTTCTTCTTGGCCGACTTGCGCCGCTGTGGCTTCTTTTTTGCCTGCCGTTTCCGTACCAATGCCGGAGAATCAACAGCTTGGCGCAGCGTCCAGTGCAGCACGGCACGGCTGATCTGGTTATGGCCAGAAAGCTGCTGCGCCTCGATCTTGAAACCGACCACGTGGTACCAGACTCCGTTGGAGAAAAAACTCGAGCCTCCAACGAAGCGGACTTTCTGGCCTGATCGAATCAGCTTTTGCAATGCCCAAATGGGAGTCTGCACGTTTCGCTCGAACGACAGGTTGGCCACAGTGTGCTTGAAGCTCAATTCGCGTAATCCGGGATTGAGTTGGCGTGTGATTGTCGTTTTTCCCTCGCGGTCGACCGTGCCGTATTCAGGGACATGCTCGAAATCGAACTCCGCTGGCATGGAGTACATGGAGACTTTCGTTCCCTTGGAACCGATCACTGTCATGCGGCGCTCGGCTTTGACTTGTGGCAGGTAGGCGATGCGAATTTTTACCATTAGTAGGACTGCTCCATTTCCTGCTGCTTCTTCGCGAGTGCCTCGGTAACAGCGGCTTCGACAAGGGTCTGAATCTGTGCGGGTGACAATCCTGAACCGTCAACGGTGACTTGGACTGCCCCGCTGTCGAGCTTGATCGACGGCGCAGGGCTGCGGGACGGCTCGACGGGCACTGGCGCCAGCGACGGAGTCGCCTGTTGCGCTTGCTGCTCGCGCACCCATTGCACCGGTACCGTGTCCGGAATGCGTGGAGCTGTCAGCACAGCCCCACCAGCCGCGGCACGCAGTCCTGTGAACGGCGAGAGTCGCTCCATCACAGTGGCCATGGAGGCTCGCGCCGGGCCGCCGCCGGCGGGCCGCCCGCCAGAGTAGATGTGGTTCAGCGCCATGATGTTTTCAGGGCCAATCTCCCGCACCAACTCGGGCACAAGCAGTGCTTCGCCCGGTGACACCCGCATGATCTCGGAATCCACGCCCGGGGCGTACCCTGGCACGATCGCGCCGCCCGCAGCTGCAGGCAAGTCCATGTAGACGCCGCCGCCGGAGTTCACGGTTTGGCCGCCACGCCCACCAGGCGCATTGCGGAGCATGCCGTCCGAGCCCGTGTACGTGGCAGCTTGGTGCGTCTCCGAGTAAATAGAATGCTTGTGCGTCGTGACCCACACGTGGGCAGTTGACCCGTCGAGCTGGTCGACGACACCCTTCGTTTCTTCGGCGACCCGCTTCGCCTCCGAAGACATCCACGAATCGATCTTGACGCCGTCCGGTATGCCCATGATCTTGCGTGTCAGATCGACGCCTGCTTGCCCTGTAATGCCAAATGCGTCGGCGGCTTCAATCAGGTCGTTATAGGTTCCAGTGAGTTTGCCTTGCAGTTCGTCTTGTCCGAGTCCTTCATTCGCCATTGCCTTGACTTGATCCATGCCGCCGCGCGCTAGGTCCTGGAATGCGGCATTGGCCGTTGCTCCGGCTTCTGTAGTTAAGTCGAAGTCGGTCTTGTTCTTGTTCAGAACGCCTGACAGGTTGCCGTTCTTCTCAATGAGCTCATCCACGGTTTCCCCGACCCCACGCAATGCATCCTGGTAGCTTGCTTGGGCATCACGAGAAGACATGACGGCAAGTCCTGTCGCGAACAGGAACTCCAAGTACTTCTCCATGTCGCTGACAACACCTTCAAGGGTGATGCCGAAGTCAGCCAGATATTCGGTCGCTTCCTCCACGCTGATGGACATGCCGCCAGCTGCCTTGGCACTGGTATCCATGCCTTCGGCTGCTGCCTCGGTTGCTCTTGCCGCGGTTATTGCCGCAGGTTCCATGCCTGTCATTGCCCAGTTCAACAGCTCTTGCTCTGACAGGCTCACGTTCGCTGCATTGGCTTGTTCCAGCAGCGCGTCCTTGTACCCGGGGAGGTAATTCAGGGCATCCTGTGCGCTCTTCCCGTTGGCTTCAAATTCCTTAGTGATCAGCCGGAAGGAATCAGCAGCGGACTCCGCTCCACCATTGCTGACGAGTTCGCCCATGGCATCGCCCATGTCCTTGAATTTGCCTTCAACCTGAGTGATTTCATCGTTTGTGAAGCCAATTGCAGAGGTGACGGGGTTGATAAAGTTCTGGAACCGGTTTCCCATGGTCGGGGACGACAGAGTCTTGATGGACTCGGAAAGCGAATTCACGGCTTCGGCGTCTCCTTCCGCGCCGGCTCCCAGGTCCCATTTCTGGAACAGCCCGTCGAGGTCGGATGCTTTTGCTGCTTCACCGGCTTTCGTCACACCCACGATTGCGTTTCGGTATTCTTCAGCAGAGGTAATTTCTTCGTTACTGGTCAGCCCCTTTAGAGCCTGTCCAGCTACAACGAGAACTGCGAGCTTGCCGGCAGCTTTCGCAATGCCGTTAATCACTCCCGCGCTTCTGCCACCATGGGCGTTGAAGTCCTGGAGCGCATGCATAGTGTCGCGGATCTTAGGAACGATCATGAGAAAGGCCCCTGCGGCCAACAAGCCCGCGCCGGTGAATCCGCCGAGAACTCCTACGGTTGAGAGCATCTTGGGATCGAGCGTTCCGAGCCAGTCAACAACGTCTTCTAGACCTTGGACCATGCCACGCAGAATGTCGTTCATCCCCGAACCCGACTGCAGGAATACGGTGTCAATGGAGCCGCCCAATTTTTCCAGGTCACCGGCAAGGTTGTCTTGCAGGTCGGCGGCGGTCTTGGCTGCGTAACCAGCGTCATTGACCTTGTCGGTCCAGTCAGCGATGCCCTCAGCGCCCTGCTCATACAGGACGTTTGCTGCACGGACAGCGTCCGAACCGAAGATAATGCCCATTGAGGCCATGCGCTGTTCGTCCGTGAGGTCCTTCATGCCGTCTTTGAGTACGCCAGCGAAGTTGGACATGCCGATGAACTGCCCGTTGGCGTCATAGGCGCTGATGTTCAGGCGTTCCATCTCGGCCGCTGCCTCTTTCGACTGTGGGGTGAGCCGCTGGAGCATGGTCTTGAAGCTCGTGCCGGCGTCTGAGCCCAGTAAGCCGCTTGAAGCAAACGCTGCGAGTGTACCTGTGGTTTCTTCTACGTTGAGGCCAGTAGCTGAAGCTACCAAGCCTGCCTGGTTCAAGGCCATGCCTAGGTCTTCAACCGACCCCTGGGCTTTGCCTGCGCCGGCTGCCAAGAGGTCAGCCAGGTGCGGGATCTGGTCACCGGACAGCTTGAACTGCACCAGCGTTGCGGCGGCGATTTCAGCAGCCTTGGAGACTTCGAGTTCGCCAGCTGCCGCGAGGGACAAGGCACCTTTCAAGCCTCCAGCAAGAATGTCCTGTGTAGACACGCCAGCTTTCCCGAGCTCATTGATCGCGCCCGCTGCCTCGGCGGCCGAGTAGGCGGTGTCGGCGCCATACTTCATCGCGGCGTCACGCAGCAACGCCATATTCTCGTCGGACTCCTGGGTGAAAGCCTTCACCTGGGCCATGGCCTTATCGAAATCGGCGTAGGTTGTCAGCGCCTTGCCGAAGCCAAGCGTCATCGCCCCGCCAACAGCCGTGACCGCCGGAGCGAGAGTCTGGCCTACCTCCTCACGCGACATCCGTTGCCGCGGTTCCGGCATGCTTTCCAGTTCGCCATTCTGCGCCAAAAGGGATGCTTGGGCGTCTTCCAGCTCGCCCGTTGCTGCCGCAACCGCATGTAGTGCCTTTTCTTGCCGGTACCGTGCGTCTGTAAGGCTTTTCTCCGCTGTCAGCCGGGCTGTTGAACCTGCATCGGTTCGGCCTCTGACTTCTTCCAGGCGGCGTTCTGCGATGGTCACCCCTTGGGATGCCTGATCGAACTTGTGGAGCGCGTCGGCCTGTTTGGCCCCTGCTCGCCCAAGAGCCTTCTCCAAGACCTCGGTGGATCCGGCGGCGCGGGCCATGGCCTTCTCGTACACCGCCGCGGAAGCGTCGGCGCTGGCTGCCTGCCGTTTGTTGGCCGCAGCGACTTCTTCAGAAGCTCCTACGGCCTTCTTTTTGAGGTTGTCGAGAGGGGCAGACGCCTGGTCTTTCAGCTCTGCCGTCAGTGTGATCTTGGAGCCTTGGCTCATGGGCGTCTACCCCCTATCGTCAGGTGTTGTTCTTTTCAGCTGCTTGCCGCCGCTGGTCGTGCAGGATGAGTGCAGCGGCTTCGCGGGCGGCGTTTACCCGCCAGTCTTTTTCTGTCAGCAGGACGGCTGGATCAATCGAGAGGATCTCGGAAAGGTTCGCGTAGTACTTGAACCTGTCGTTCCTGCGCAGAAACGTGACTAGCGCTCGGTAGGGTCCAGCGGAGTCAGATCCTCGGACCAGCCGGCCTCAAGCAGAATGGCTGCGCCCATGGCCCCAACTCCGGCATCACCGAGGAACTTGCGGACCGCGGCACGTACATCGTTCGGCTCGCCCACGGTCTGTAGGAACTGATCGCTGACCAGTACCAGCGGCTCGTCGTCGGAATCCATCACCTGGTCCAGGTCCTTGCCGTTGCCCTTGTAGATGCCTACGTTCTTCTCGGCGATCATCTGGGCGAACATGTTGGCCTGGCTGATCTTGCGCGGCTTGCCGGGGCGGGCCTTCCCGATCAGAGCGTTGTCGTTGAACCGCTTCAGTTCTGATTCGGTGATGACAACATCAATTTCCAGGACCCAGTCACCTGGACGGCCTGGGACGGGGAAGCGAACCGTTTTGGTGGTTTCGTCCTTTGCTGCTTCGAGGAACTCGCCGAGCAGGTCATAGTCGCTCGATGCTGTTTCGTCAGTGTGTCGCCGTTCTCGGCGTTCGGTGATGGCGGATTCTGCCGGGTGCAGCGAGAATTCTTCGTCAAAGTCGTTGGTGTTGCTACCCAAGGTGGCCCCTAATGTCGTGGGTGAAAATAAGACACCCTCACCATGTGTCTGGTGAGGGTGCCGTTGTGGGATGAAGCCGATGAGAGTTAGGCCAGCCCGTTGGTCGCGAAGGTCAAGGTGACCATTCCTCGATCCGTAGTGGAATTGGAGTTCGTATCTGGGAAATCCACGCCCTTGAGCAAGCACGATGGGTAGACCAGGGCCTTGCCCTTGCGGATCATGTTTGCGTCCAACGGCTGCTTGGTGATCGTGTGGCGGGTCTTGTTGCAGTTCTTGGCCAGCTTCCGCAACATCTCCAAATCAGAGATCTCGAAGCCGCGAGTCAGAACAATGTCAGACCAGGTAGGAGGCGTGCCCACGACTTCTTCCTTGATGGAGCCACCATTGCGGTACTTCACCTGCTCACCGGAGACTTGTCCGCCGGTCATCGTTTCCCAGGTACGCGGGATTCCGCCAGCAGTCGTCAGGAACTGGTTCTGTGTGGAGTTAGTCATTTCTTAGCTTGTCCTTTCTCTAGAAGGCGCTCTGCAGCGGAACCTTGATGATTTCGACGCGGATCAGATCTGCAGTCGGCGAAAGTCGAACGAGAACCGTCACGTTGAGTACGTTCTGTTCCAGCGATGACAGCGGGTTATTCGTGCTGTCGACGGTGATCTGGTAGCCCGGATCGATTTCTTCCTGGTCGCCGTCGCCAGTTTCCCGGCTGAGTCCGAAGAATCCGCCGGCATCAGCAATAGGTGACAGCAGGCCTTCGACCTCTGCGCCGATCTGAGCCGTCAGGTGGCCGTTGTCGTCGACGGTTTCACCCACGAACGGTTCCAGGACGTTCTTGACGTCACGCGAAAGGTTGTTCAAGACGTCTCGGGCTGACAGTGCGCGCATTTCGCTGTTGTTCGACAGGGAAACCCAGTTGTACAGGCGGACCTTGGTGCCGGTCGTGACGATGCCGTTGACTTGTGCGTCCGAAAGGCGGTTATTCAGCTCGGTGTTCACCGGTACGACGGTGCCCACAACCCAGCGGGTCTGGGCAATATCGCCGAATGGCTTGCGCCAGTAGCCTACGGTCTGGTGGGCGCGGGTGCGCATCGCAGCAACGTAGCCTTCGGGGCTGATCACGCGAGTTGCCGAGCCGTCGGGAATCGTCAGATGCGGGAAGAACAGTCCAGCGTGATCCCCCGCACCGCCAAGAAGGTCAGGCGCGGCGGCGATGACCGCATCAGCAGTGTCCGTGACAGCTGGCGCCAGGAGGGCGATACGCCCGTTGGACTTCGCATAGTCAATGAGTGCGGTTCCGATGACGCTGGCAGGATAACCTGGCGCCGCTACAGCGCCGCCTTCGCCGAGTTCGCCAGCGCGGGACAGCGCGCCGATAACATGCGGAACGGTAATCGAAGCGCGGTCATCTGCACCGCCGATAAGTTCGGTCGCGGCAGCGGTCACGGGCAGGTTGCCCGGCGCCGCGGTGGCCGAACCAAGATCGGAGATTCGCACCACCGGTGACTTCGACGCTGCAGCCACCAAGTCCGCAGGCGATCCGCCATTCAACACGGCAAGAGTTTCCTCGCCCTGGGAAATGGTGATCGTGCACTGGGCACCTGTGGTTGATACGGCTGCCTTGATCGCAGTGGTGTGCGAGCCAGGGTTGCGCGCTTCGACCAACAGCGTCTCTACGGCCATGCTGTCCATCAAGGTCAGTTTGTCGTAGGTTGCCGCAGGGCCGACGACACGCGAAACGATCAGCTCCGAACCGCCTTCTTCGAAGAACATGCGGGCTGTGTCGTATCCGTTGGCGGAGAACGCCGCGCGTGGACCGAAGGTCGACTCGTATTCAGAAATGGAACGGATCAGGACCGCCCGGTCAGCTGGACCGGAACTGGTGATCGCTGGAATCTGGAATCGTCCGGATACCGGGCCCGGATTGATGGGACCGGAACGGATTGTCGTGGATGCTTCAACGCCGATCTTACTCATTGGCGGTGTCCTCCTTCTTGGTAGTCTTCACGGCTTTTGGTTGCGGGAAGCTCGGTGGGCCGGTCGGTGCCTTGGGGATGATCAGCCGGCCGCATTCGAGCAGCGCGGCCGTGATCGGGTCCGTGATATCAGTGGTGACGGAGGTGAATCCGTCCAGCTGCTTGCCGTCCTGGGTGTAGATCACCGGCTCGGCCTGCGGATTGTGGATGCGGGTCAATTCGCTCATGGCATCACCCTGCAATGTCGATGTCGGTGAGTGTGGGAGGGATCGGTTCTGCGCTGTTTTGATACATGAGCCCCAGCCGAAGTTGGATATTCGCCGGCAGATCAGGGTTGGGGCCTGGGAAGTCCGTGGTTTCAGTGACCAGTAATTCGAATTCGGCGTAGTGCCCTGCAAGGTACTTGCTGGCGTCGTCGTCATTGGCGACATCGCTGAAGGATTCGACGAATGTTTGGGGGTCTAGCTTGATCTGTTCGTCGCCTACGTCCAGGAAGCACCGGCGAGTCAGCAACGCCGCACGCAGACAGGTGGCCAAGTACTTCTGACGGTAGGAAGTACTGCTGTAGTCGGAGCCGCGCACAAAGCACCAGACACGGAAGACATACCTCGTTTCGAAGACCTCGACCGCGCCGGTGCCTCCTACTTTCTGAGTTGTGAATCTTGGACCAGTGTTCATCTCCTCTACGGCAAGGTAGGGGTACCCCTCGATGGACTGCGCTGGAATTGGATGCGGATAAATGTGCTCAGGCTTCGGAACATCGACTGGTAGCGCCGGAGCTTCGCCGGCCATCCTGCGTTGCATGATTGCCGGCACGCGCTCGATGAGTGTTTCCGTGAGCGTGGCTGTGATGACTTCGTGGCCGATCATTTAGAGTCCTTCGACGAGGTGGCGTTGCAGAATCTTTGCCCATTCACGTTGTTCCTGGATTGGGACTTTGCCGATCAACGGTCGGGCAGGCATGTTCGAAGTTCCGTATTGGTGGAATCGCGCGTGTGGCAGTTGCGTACCAACAGTCATGCTCTGCTTGTTCATTTCCCTGATGCCGAGCTTCTCAGCCAACGATTCACGCAGTTCACCAGAACGCACGAGAATCCCGCGCCCGGGGTAATGCCGCGCTTTCCATCTGCCATAGTTCGCCGAGAGCGGCGACCACCCGTTGGACATGGTCTTGCCCTGGTTGGCGAAGTTGGCGGCCTGCAAGTCAACGAAACGATCAGCGATCTGTTCCCACACCGGCACAGGATCTCTGAGCCGGTGTGAGAACCGATCGAGCACCATGCCGAATGCATCGAAGCCTTCACCGTGAAATACGAGGCCTGAGCCCATGCGTCACCACACCTGGATATCTTTGACGGTTGCTTCACGGAACATTGATCCGATCAACCCCGCGGTGGGCTCGGTCGGCCCGCCAGTGTCCGGGTTCTGCTGGTCATCGATGGCTTGGTCAATCAGCCTCGCCAGGTCATCGAGTCCCGCGTTGAACCGGCCCCATAGCTCTGCCGAATACGATGACTGGTCGTTCGTTCCCGATTTCGTAGGGAACGTTGCAGAAACGGTCGTGGCTGCAGCACCAGTGATGACGAGCGCCTTGGCGGCCCCGTTGATCGCAGTGAGCGCAGCCTCATTCTTGATATAGAGACGTCGAACGAGCCGACCGTGAACATCATCGCCGACGGTCTCGATGAACGACTCGACGTCCGCCATGGTCACCTGTGCGTCGACCGCGCGCTCTTTATTCCAAACTCCCCCAGTTGGCGGTTCAGGATCCGTCACGGGCGCTGGGGCGATAGTAACGTGGAGGGCCCGAGCCAAGACGTCCTCGGCTCGAACCCCCCACTCGAAGTTCGCCATTAGGCTGGCTTCACCATGCCACGGGCCAGCAGCCATTCTGCCTTGTCGTCAGTGAGCTCGATGACCTGGCCTTGGCTGCGCAGGGCACCGTCTGCGCCGACCAGTGCAGTAGCCAGCACAAGGTAGTCCCGTCCTGCCGGGCCTACGGTGTCACTTGCAGCTCCCTCGTCCTCTTCTGCTTCTGGTTCAGGTTCAGCTCCTGCTGCGCCCTCGCCCGCTTCCGGGGCTTCGGCCTCAGTCGAAGCTTCAGGCTCGGTAGGCGCGCCTGCCCGCGTTTCATCTGCCGATTCCTTTTCAATCAACTCGGCAGCCTTGGCAGCTTCCGGGTCAACGAACTTCAGCAGGTCAGCCTCCACGCCACCAGTGTCCTCGACCCCGGTAGACGCCGCAGGCTCAGCGGTCACGTCTTTAGCACGGCTAGTCGTGCTTCGCTTAGCGGTTGCCACGATTCCTCCTACGCGAAGACGAGCTTCGTGATTGCCTTCGGATTGGTGATGACAGGGACGTTTTCGTACCAGGCCTGGACGCGCTGCATGTTGCGATCTTCCACGGCGTAGGACTTGACCTGCAGGCCGCCCAACTCGTCGCGCAGCGAACCGATGATCTTCGACTGGAAGATGTACATCTCGCCTCGCTTCACCTTGGAGTTCTTGATCCAGGACAGGCCGGCAATGCCGTCCATGTCACCGGAAAGAACAGGGTTCAGCTCCTTCGACTCGCGTGGGAACTGCTCACGGATCGACTTGTCACGAAGAAAGTGCTCCAGCGCATCAAGCGGGTTGATCAGCACCGAGTTCGCCACGTAGCCGAGCTCTTCGAAGGTGTCGTTGATCAGCGATACACCGGTGTAGACATCGGCGATCTTGTCATCGCCGGCGGCCCAGGGGCTGGTCGGCGCGAATTCGTTGATATCCGGGTCGTTAACGATCGCGTTGAGGGCGACCATGGTGTTCTTACGACGGCAAGCGGCTTCCAGGTAGGCTTTCTTTTCCTTCCAGGTGCCGGTCTCGTTGCGACGGATCGCAGCATCGGTCATTTCGATGGCTGCACCGCGCTGCTTGACCTTCTCCAGGAGGTCCGCGCCTTCACCGAAGTCAAGGATGGGGAACGAAGCACCGTAGGCGACTTCTTCAACGGCACGGCCGTCCAGCGGTTCATGCTGCCCGGTCACGCGGTTGTAGATGACCGCGCCGCCCTTGGCGTCGCCGGAGTCCAGCGCGTAGTCTGCCAGGGTCTTGCCGTCGATGTTCGGCTTGAAAGCGTTCTTCAAGCGGGTGACGTTGGTGATCAGGCCCTTGAGGTAATTCGGGTCAATCGGCTGGTCTGGGTACATGGTGGGTATGTCCCTCCTTCCTAGTAGAGAAAAATGCCTGCGTCGGCGCCGGCGGCTGCTGCGACGGCGACGATGCCTACGGGACGCTCGCCAGCGGCGATCTTGTCGGCCTTGCCTTCGGCGGCGACCTTCACGAGGTCTCCAACGATCAGGTCGACAGCGGCCACAACTGGAACATGCGAGTGGGTGATCAGGTGGATCACTTCACCGACCGCACCGTCATGGCCGGCAACGCCTGCAGGAGTGTCGCCTGCGCCGGCGGTGGCCACGTTCAGCAGGGACATGGTGGAACCGGCTGCGTACTTCACAAAGCGCTTGCCAACAACTGGTGCGCCAGTCACCTTCCCGGTGACGTGGTCTGGATCTACGAAGAGTGGGCGTGCGATAGGCATTACTTGCTACCTCCGTTCAGGAATTCGGCGTCGATCTGCATCTGCGCCTTGAGAGCAGCGTCTTCGGTGCCGACGGCGTAAGCAGTAGTCGCTGCGCCGATTTCATGGGTGTGAATGACTGGCTGAAGGCTGGACAGGAGGGCCGCGGCCTGCTCTTCGTTCTTGGCGAGCATTTCGCGCCAACCCTTCTCGTCCTCCGGATGCAGACGGCCAGTTTCCTTAGCCGACGCAATAATCTCGTCGTGGCGTCGCTTGGTTTCCGCCTTCTTCGTCGCCAGGATCGTTGCTTCTGCTGCACTGAGCCGCTTCTGCATGTCCGCGAACTGCGCGGCGCTCATCTGCACGGTTGCAGGTGCTGCTGGGGCGGGCGCCGCCTTGCTTGCTGCGATCTGCTCGCCGGCACCGGTGTCTCCGGCAGTTTCCTCGCCGGCAGCTTCTTCACCCGCGGCCGACTTGTCTGCCTCACCAGCCTCTTCCGCTGCTGACGCTGGTGCTGGTGCCACGGCAGCCAGTACGGCTTCATCGGTGACTTCTGCGGAAATCAGGCCCTGTTCGCGCAGTGCCTTGATCTGCTCTGGTGTCACGATGTCCTCCTTGCTTTGAGTTGCATGCTTAGCCGCCATGACTGCCGGCTTATGTACACGCACAGACTGCTTGCTGGCAGATTTGAAGTGTGGGATGGAGGCGTTTTGTGCAACGGGCTCGAATACGGTGCGACGCACGACGGTTTCAGGCTGGCCAGAGAGCGCCACCGTGCCGTCAGCGTTGATCGTGAATGACTCGCGCAAGAATTGGGATCCATTGGCGGTCTCGTGCTCGTAAATGACAATCGAGTCATCGAGGTCACTGACCCAGAGATACTCGGTTGGCTGGATGCGGGATTGCAACGCGGTGCGCAGTTGGTTGCGCAGCGATTCGAAAGTGTGCCCGCCTGCCAGGGCGAAATGGCCCGCGGAGTCGACGACGCTCACCAGGACTTTCCGTTTGCTCTTTCCGGAGAATGCCTCGTGGACCGCGCCGAGCCCGGACACTGCCGGTTGCACTGAGCCGAGCAGCGCGATGCCTGTCAGAACGAAGGGGAACTCCGCCACGACATTGCCCTCGGCGTCCTGCAGGAAAACCTCCGGAGTGATTTCCACGGAACGGTAGGGGTACGCGCTGGCCATGACGGTGGCCAGCTCTTCGGGAATATTGATGAAATCCCCGTAGAGCGTGCCCCCTTCTTCGTCGGCGATGTGCAGGTTGGTCACCTGGCCGTAGGCTGGCTCTCCGTCTTTCTCGAAATAGTCAGGGTTGTCGAACCGGTCGTCGAAGTGCCCGATCTTGATAACGCCTGGGTCCAGGCGGTCGTCCTGGGACGCCGCGAGGATCTGCTCCAGCATTTCCATGGTGACCGTGCCGTCGCCCTGGACCGGGTGCCATTGGCCGACGCGGAAGATCGGCACGTCTGTGACAGTCGTATAAGTTTTGGTGGTCTCTGTCTTTGCCATACCCGGAGCATGGAAAAACCCGCGCCCCCAGTGTGGGATGCGCGGGTTCTAAGCTGGCAGACTTCAGGAGGCCTTGATGGCGCGATCGCGAAGAATAGCGAAAACTTCTCGGAGTTCAGCTACGAAGGGCTCGTCATCGTCATCGTCCTGAAGGAACCACCCTGCAAGGCGGTCGAGGAAATCCAAGTCCACGACACCGCCTGTTTCGGCGATGCGGCCAAGCATGAAGAGTGCGCCGGCAAATGGCTCGCCGCTAAAGGTCGTGTCCTTGGCAGAGTCGGTGAACTCGGCCCCGACCAATGGCTCAAGCCGGTCGAACATCTCCGCGGAGAGCAGGATCCAACCATCTTCGTCTACGCTCATACCTAAATTTTACCTTTCGCCTGGGACAGTTCCGCTTTGAAGTCTGCGTGGTCAGCAGCTGTCGGCAACGGTTTGTAGAAGCCGTTGAGCGCTCCGTAAACACCGGGTCCATACAGCGGGTAAGCAGATGTCAAGGCGACGGTTCCTTTCTTGTCGATTTTTCCCAAGACTTCAACTGCCACGTTCTCGACTTCCAGCCGATACTTGATCGACCACGGCTCCTTAACGGTGACAGCGCCGTGCGTAGCAGTTCGCTCGGCGGCCGCAACGATTTTCGCCATGTCCCAGTCTGCAGGGAAGACTGTCTTGCCTTCGCGTACGTGCCCGAAGACGTGCCCACCTCGTCCGCGCTTGTCGAGCCCTGCGATGTGCACCATCATTTTTCGGTCGACTCGTTTCGTCGGCTCCGGGAAGGATGACGGGTCCATCGCTGATGGGAGGGCCGGATCCGGCATGCTTGGTATTGCCTTCTTGTCTCCACCGGTGAAAAGGAACAGTAGGCTGCCGCGGCAGCGAGCGCCCCCTGAGCAGCCTTGATAGTAGCCCGCAGGGTAGTCGCTCGTCGCTTCTTCCAAGTCCTCGTACTTGGTTCCGTCGACGGACGCGCAGGCCCTGCAGGTGTTCCCATCCAGGAGCTCAGACGCATAGATTTCATCGACGTCGTGATCCATCGCGGTTTCCACGCGGCCCAGGCCTGTGGCCGCATGCACGCCCTGCCGGGCCTGGTCACTGACGCCGGCCACGCTGATGGATTCGACGGCCTTCTTGACGCTTTCAGTCGAGACTTGATTTTGAAGGACAAGTGCAGGGGCGGCCAGGTGCTCTTGCGTCTTGTTGAGCAGCTGCGTCCATGACCGTTCGACCGCCGGTTTGGCCAAATCGCGGGCCCGCGGCCCCATCGTCGGCAGTTCGTATTCCGTCGTGTCCCCTGTCTGCCGTGCGCGCTCTTGAATGACGCGCAGCGCCGCATATTGGTAGACCCTCGTCAATGCCTGCTCTAGATTCTTGACAGCGCGATCGATGATGACCTCGACTTGCTTCGGCAGCTTTTCAGCTTGCAACTTTTTCAGCCGCTCAATCAACTGCTGCGGCGAAATATTCGCCTGCCCGCCAGCAACAAGCCGAGTCGATATGACGGCAGCAAGCTCCGCATGGGCAGCTTCAACCGCATGCACTGCTTCGGCGACTCCCCTGTCCAGGTCATCTTCCAGCTCGGTGAACCATGCCTGAGCTGTGGTCTCATGAACCATGAGCGGGCGCACCGCCGAGGCAGGCAGAATCCCGGCATCCCGCTGCAATCCCATGAGCTCGGATTCAAGGGTCTCCTTGGCGAGGATTAGCGTAAGCTCGTCACACGCCTGGCACATGGCCATCACTTCGACCCATGAAGGAACGGTTCTCGGCGATCTGATTGACTAGCTGCATCACTTTGTTATCGTGGACCGCAGCCTTGGCTAGCTGGTCCGGCGTTTTGGCACCATCAGGCTCACGGCGAGTAGCCGCATCGGCCTTTGGAAGCGCGTGGCTGCTGCGCAGGTGTTCTTCTAGCGCTTCGTCCGGCACGATAATGCCTGCGTTCACCAGCTGCGCTAGCGCTTCAGTAGTGATGCCTTCATTGGATGCGAGATTCCCGGGAGTCAGCACCGGGTACGGTGTCCCCTGTTCGAAATTGAGCTCGACCAGGTCACGAATGATGTGCTCCGTGACGGTCTCGGCGATCTTGTCCGCAAACCTCTGCACGTACCGGATGAAGATCTTCAGATGCGTCTCGCCCAAAGATCGGGCACCAGAATCGTGCCCCAGATCGAGGAACATGGCCAGCGCGGACTTCGCGATCTGCTGATCGTGATAATTGATTCTCGGAGTGAGGTCGACAACCGTGCCCTTGACACCAAGGATCTCTACTTTGATCGTTCCTTCTTTGGCCCAAATACCGGCGTTCTCACCCGCGCGCAGGTTCGTCGCAATCGACTTCGCTTCTTCTGGGTCGCCATTTTCCTCGTAGGTGACAAACGGGATACCCATACTCCCGCGCTCTGCCGCCTGCGCGTCCAGGCGCACGAATAAGTCCTTGAGGAAATACGGGCGGTAGGCTGACCGCAGGACTGAGCGCCCTGTCCAGTCCGCGCCTTCCTTTCGATGCACGTACATGACCAGGTTCTCGGCAGGAATGAACTTGGGCTTGTCGTCGAGGCCGGTCTGCATGATTCCCTTGAGACCGCCATCCGCTTCAACCTGAATCTCAGTGATCGTGCGCGGGTGCCGCGGCGCCAGTTTACGCAGGTGGATAATCTCCGATAGCCCGATGTTCTCCTGGTCCGGTCGGGCCGGCGCTATTTCATAGACCTGCTCGAAGCACATGAACCCCGCCCAAAGCATGTTGAGCACTTCTTCAAGATGCTCGAACCACGAGATACCTTGGCGGCGCTGCCGGCCTTGCATGGCCTTGCCTGGCTCGGGCAGCCCAAGCTCGGTGCGGACGAGTTGCACAACCGACTCTTCCACGCCTTCGGTTTTCAGATCCCAGTTGGCGGACAGGATCGGCAGGCTCAGCGCGTTGAGGACCGACTCGACCTGCGCGTCCGTGCGTACCCGGTCATAAACGGCAACAGAGTTTGGGAAAGCCAGCTCGCCGTTAGTCTCGATCGACTCGGCGATGTACTGCCCCTTTTTCTCGCCAGCGACCATCCCGCCCGGAGAGCCGGTTTCCTTACCAATCTTTGTCTCAGCCATACCCCATAGAATGCAGAAAAGCCCGGCCCCCATGTGGGAGGGCCGGGCCTCTGCGCATTACCGGATAATGGCAGCCGCAATTGTTGCAATGGTGCCAACTGCTGCTACTAGCGTTGCGGCGACTCCCCAAATATGCGATCGAGAGCTAGAAGTGCGTTGCTCGTCATCCCGTAATTTTGATGCCTCCACTTCATAGGCCATCAAATCGACCATTTGCCTCGTGAGACCGATTTGCAGATCTTGTTTCTCTGCAAGAATTTCTTTCAATGCCAACAGCTCAAGACCCGGCGATTCGGCATCCTCAAACTTGGGTTCTGCGGGAGGAGGTTCTTCACCCGGATCATCTGCCGGAGTCTCTTGCTCCGGCTTATCGACAGCTTTTGGCTGAAGAGTTGGACGGTAGTTAGCATCAAAGGATATTTTGGGAAATTCGACGTCGACTTTAGGAATGGACTCTCGAATTTTCCGGAGCACGTCTTGCTGAGCTTTCAGCGCCGGCGAGTCCGGCATAAAGCTCTTGACCATGTTGCGACCCATGGCATCAGAGATACGCTTCATCTCCTCTGCCACCGGATTCGTAAATACTTGCATCCTCTGTATGGACTGCATCGATTCTCCGATGAGCTTGTTGTCTATCCGCCTACAAGCCTGCAAATCCGCCTCGGAGAACTTGGACAAATCACCTTTGCGCGAACGATCATAAGCCTTATACGTTTCAGGGCTAATTCCCTCAGACTTTGCCAGCTGTTCAAGTTTTTCATTGGCACTATTTTGAATGTCCCTAAAGTGGCGTCGATTCTGACTATCCAAATCGGAATCCGCGTCTACCGGATCCTCTGCTTTTTCAGTTTCGTCGTTATCATCCATGGATAAATTCTAAGTGGGCGTGTCATTTTATTGTTTACTCCTGCTTGGTGTTTCCTTAGCTGTCCACGTCACCCGGCGTAGTGCGCAGAGAGTTGGTGGAGGTGGGCTGGTGCGATGCCGTGACAGGTGGATAGGATCCTGCTGGCACGTAGTCGGACTCGTCTAAGTCCCACCATTCGTCGGTTCGCTTGTCCCAGACCCTGTCGTGCTTGCAGTGCGGACAACGGTAGGCAACGAGGTCACGCACCCAGGTTGCCGGGCGCGTGGTGTTGCGCCAGTAAGTACGACCAGACGGTAACTGTCGCAGTACCCGGTCTTCCTGGGGGCCGTTCTCCATTCGTTGGCCCCAGCACAGCAGTGACTTGGTGGTGTCGATGACGCCGCATTGGTCACAAGCGATATCCGTTAGCGGTGGAGTGGGGCAGATTATGAGTTCTGGTCCACTTTTCCATTGGCTCCATCGGACTGGTTCACCGTCCCAGCTTGGTGGCAGGTCTTGCCCGATGAGTTTCAATTCGTGCCTCAAACTTTGCCCCACCCCATCTCCTTGGCGCGGGCATCCCATGGCGCCGGCAGCCCGGTGAGATGCGCATAGATGGCCATGAGGTTCAGGGCCGCGGACTGCGCATGTAACTGGATGTCTGGGTGCAGTTCGCTGTGGTTCGCTTGCATTTCTTGGTTGAGCCTTACTGCCTGCCTCATGAGGTCATTCACCCGGCGTTCCAGTTGCTTACGTGGGTCGGCGTCCCGGGCTGGATGCCCTCCACCATGTTTGGCCATAGGAATTTTCTTGCTTTCTAGTAGCGTCGGAATATCTTCTCGGGGCTTGATCCATCGTCGAATGGCAGGAGCGTGTAAACCTCCCCCGTTGGAATGATGGAGTTGCCTTGCTGATCGATAAATACACGCACATGATTGGTGTACGGACTGGCGATGGCGTCACGATATGGGTCACCTTGGGCTGCCGGTGGCTCGTTCCAGGCTTTGCGAACGTCATCACCGAACCAGACTCTTGCCCAGGCTTTCAATTCGATTGGCGGGACGGCGACGTGCTGGGCATCGGATATTCCCACGATGGACAAGTGCCGGCACGCGTTGTATTCGCTATTTGCCCACCATCCGGAGTCGTGGGCGCCTTTGTCTACGCTGTAAAGCATGCTGATCCGCACTTCGGGTTCGCTCAGTGACTTCACGACGAGACGCTGCCCCTGAGGCACAGCGCCGCGCCCGTCCCAGGGTGTCGCTGCAGCCCTTAGTCTGATCGTTGCGACGTTTGATCCATGCCGGAAGTCCAAAGTCCGCGCAAGGTCAATCGGTGATGTAATCTTCATGGTTTCCCTCCAAGGTGGAGTAGTGGTTGCATGCCGTGCCACCGCCGCACCTGCCGTTCTCGAATAAAGCGGTCCCGACTCATGGGCCCTTTGCGGTCGGTGAGCCGGAGGCAATCCACATGCCGCATTTCGTGGAAGTACTCATATCGGTCACTGATCTTTGCCCGAGTGGTTATAGCGCAGGTTTTCGCTACTCGCCGCCTGAGCCTCTTTGCACCGCTCATGCCCCTGCCCTTTCATAGAACTTCTTATGGCCATCGAATTCGTACCGCCATTCAAAGGTGCTCCCGCAGGTGCACGCAGGGATTCCTGGGCCAATGGTTTTAAACGTGTGCTCCATCTTGACTTTCGGGTTGACCGTTCCTGGAGCTACTTGAAGGTTCTCGATGCTCATTCCCCTGCCCCCATTCCGAGTCGTTCCCTGATTCCTTCGCGGACAGCTTCGTAATCCAGACCGGTGATCGCCATCGAATCAGGCTGACCCCAGAGGGCGATCAGGTTAGCCGTGCGCTGTTCGTACGCGAGGGCAAGAAGCGCATTGGCTGTCGTTCCGCCCATGTTGCCTGGGTCGTCCTGCGCGTTCACTTCAAACGGGTTGCCGGGTAAGTTGCTCATTTCATGTCCTTTTCGCTGTTGATTGATGGATAGCCTGCGGCGATACTTTGTTCATGGATATCGATATTGAAGTTCGGTACGTGGGTGACGACGATATTTATGCCGTCGCATCACCTGCGGTTCCTGGTACTTCTTTGGAAGTGCAGTCGCTTGAGGAAGTCTCTTATCTTGCGCATCCTCAGGACGGTGCAGTCGCGGGTACAGAGGTTGATTCGATGGTTGTTGCTAACGTCGTCGAAATGGATGACGGCGACTGAATACCCGAACTCATTCCCCCGTTCGCGGTGGTGCGGGCTTGCTTGTCCGCGTAGGCGATAGCCTCAGCGTGGGTGGGGAAGCATTTGTCTATTGACTTTGCCGCACCCCGCCGCAGAACTGTTGCACCCGGTTTATCGAAGCAAGTGGGGCAGATCAGAACTCTCACGCGGTCTGGGTTAGCATCACCGAACGCTCTCATTTCGATCCGAGCTGTACGCTCCACGCCGTCTGACCATGTGCCGTCAGCAAGGCGATAAGGGCCAGTGCGGGTGATCGTGCCCATTGCGTCGCACGTCTCGCACCAGTCCTCGCGCCAACCGAAAATAACTCCGGCACCGCCGCAGTCCTTGCAGATTTGCTTAGCCACGTTCGCCCTCCAATTCGTCTTCGGCACCGGGCCCGTAAAGGTGACCGGAGTAGCTGATGCGCGGTAAATTCCTGTTGCGTGGATCATGGATGGTGATTAGCTTGTTGCCGATGACGGTTGCGAACGAATCTAGGTACACGTGCTTTCGCTCGCCGTTCTCAAGTACGTCGCTGCCTCTAAGGATTTCCACCTGGTAGTCGGTGATGTCCGGGTGGCATTCCAATTCGGGCAGGACATCATCCTGCCGATATGCCGCAAGCTGGTTCTCGTACGCTTTCGTCTGCCACTCGTTACTGTCCGAGTCGTAGAAACTGTCAAACATTCCCATTGGTTTTTCCTATCGCTTCGTCGGCCAGACGGCGGGTTTCGCAGGGATAAAGTGAATCCCGGTAATCTAGTCCCTCGTTGTAAGTGCGCATGTCATCAATGCCTGAGCAGTGAACGCACACCTTGAACTCGTGTATCGCGCCACCGTCCGCAACTTCGAGGGCGTCCGATTTGTACTCATACGAAACTTCGGGGTAGCTCACGGCAGACCAGCGGGACTCAGGCCTGTGCAGTTTTTGGATCGCTCCCAACGCTTGCTTCATGACCTGGATCTTGTGAAGTCCGTTCTCACTCATTCGGCTCACCGTCCAGTTCGTGCTCTCCGTTCCAGTGCTGCGGACAGAATGTTTCCTCTTGGGCTGGCGCGGCTTTCCACCCAGCGTCATTTGCTGCCATTCCGTAGTCCGCTTTTTCTCCCCATGTGATGGGATTGAAAATGATGCTTTCGTTGCATCCTTGAGAATCGCATTGGATGGTCCACGCCTTCTTCAGGCTCATGCCTGGTCACCGTCCACGGCACGGATATTCGAGCATGGCCACGGCCAGCCTTCTCCGCATCCATTGCAGTCGAATTCTCGATGCGGGTTCAGGTCGGTTCCGTAGTACCTGGCCGGCACTGGGGAATGCTTCTCCCGCACTCTTGCTACGGCCTGCTCAGCCTGTTCCAGTTGGGTGAGGAGCGCGAGGACGGTGGTCGGGTCAAACGTGGCGATGAACTTTGCGTCTTTGGCTCGCTGCTCCATCGGCGCGTAATCCAAGAGCGTGGCACCGGTGGCGGGCGGGCAATTGAACGGCTCGAACTCGCCCGGAGTCCCGTTCTCATGGAACTCAGTCCACGGTCCGGGGGTTGCTCGCTCTGCGACCTTGCGCAGTTCGTCAAGGTCTCGGGTCACTTGGCCGGCTCCAATGCTTCCCAGATGCGGAGAACGACGCTGGTGTTCATGCCTTCCGCGTCCAACTGGTTCGCCAGGATTTCCATGCGGCGCACCTTGGCCGCGTTAGCCTCGGCAATTCGCTGTGCAGCGGTGAGCTGCACACCTTGCAGGGCCTGCTTGACGCGCCCGGCCAGGCTGATGGTTCCGTGCTCTGCCCCTTCGGAGTAGCCTTCAATGCCTTCCTGGGTGGTGTGCCCTCCCTTATTTGGATGGCGCTGAAGGCTACGCATCAGGTCTTGGTGCAGCTCGTTGACGCTGAGGTCGCGCACTGCTTCACGGATAGCATCGTTCACGGTTGGTGGCAGCCACCCCTGCTCGATCAGGACGGGGATGGTCATGTTCAGGACGGCCAGAACATTGGAGCGCGTCTGCTCCTTGTCGTCAGCTGGGGCTTTTTCCCAAGGCAGGTTTGGGAAGCCGGGGGTCTGGGTGTTTCTAGCCCTGATGTCTTCCCATGCCACGATGGACAGCTGTTCCACCAGGTCGTTGGTGACGTGATGTTCCTTGCGGAAGTGATCTAGGTTCATGATTCGTCCTGTTCTTCGATGTAGTTCTGGGCGGCGACGCTGGTGCGGTGCACTTTGCATTTGCACCAGCGGGTGGGATGCGGGACGAGCGGGCAGCCTGGGGTGACAGCCATGTAGGGGTGGCTGATCCGGTAGCCGGGCATTTTCTTGATCTGCCAGCTGACTGCTACTTCCCCCATACCTTCATCTCCTCGGCTAGGGCATCCGCGCCGAGCGCTTGGATGATCCGGATTGGCCTTGCGAATTCTGGGAATCCCGTCATGAGTCGCAGCATGTTGCCGGGGTCGGCTTTTTCGAAGCAGACGATCAGCTGGGTGGCGAACCCACCCGGGATGACACCCGCGGGGTGCCGGTAGTATCCGAGCAGCGCTTCCGCTGCCTCGATTTCAGTCATAAAGCTCATGGCCGCTGTCCTTACTTGGGGATGCCTGAGGCCCATAAATTTCGTCGGTGGCTTGTTGTAGACGCAGCCTTCCGATGGTGCGGCGTTCTTCTGCGCTGGCCGAGTATTCGGGGTTGGCCATGGCGCGGCCTTCTGCGTACGCTGCTTCGCGGATAGCTTTTGCGTCCCTCTCGGCTTCCACGAGGGCCGCTTGCCGGATCTCGTGAGCCTGTTGGCGCGCCTGCGACAGGATCAGCCCAGCTTGCTGGACGGCCTGGTTGTATTCGGTTTGTGACTTCGCTACTTCCGTGCGGCGCACACGCTCTGGTGCCCGGTGCTTATAGCCGGCCATCCTGGTCTCCTTCCAAATCGAGCTCGTCCTGCATAGGCGGGTAATTCTTGACTGGCTTGGGCCGGCGCTTCGGTTTGGGAAGCCGGTACCCGGTAGGAGGAATGAGGGGTTCGGGCGGTCCGGTGTAGGCGCTGACCCGAGCGCAACGTGGGCTGTTGCAGTGCACTTTGTCGCCCCGCCGCTTCCCCCACGCCCCGCAATATGCGCACCGCGGATGCTGAACCTCAAACCGGGTGCTCATTGTGCGGCCTCGTATTCCCCGGGGTACTCGTCAGGGTCGAGCGAATACTTGAGCACCCCGTGGTCTAGCAGGTAGGCACCCACCCATTCGTCGAATAGGCCGGCCCGCACACCCCACGCGGTGCGTGAGTGGTCGATCTGCCAGCGCAGGTGGTCAGCCAACTGCATGACAGTCGGCTTCCTAATTGCCTTGCAATGCAGGCCGCTCTTGTCCCAGCAGCACTGGTCCGGGGTTTCCCCGGCCAGCGCTTTCGTGATCTGGACGACCGCATACTTCACGTGGTTCCTGGTCAGGTTCATTGCCGTGCACATGCGCTGGCCAGCCATCCACCCCATCGGAGAATGGCTGACTGAACTGTCGAAGTAAGAGGCCTGCTTCGCGCCGCACATAGCGCAAAGCACCGGATTCTCAGGCGTAGGTACAAACTCGCGAGTCAGACGCCTGACAGGAATCGGACTGCTTTCTGCCTCCGACTGGCTTTCCGATTCCAGCAGGTCGAAAATGTCGAGTTGACCGGCGATGGCGTTCATGCGGCTAACCTGCTGCCGATCCGCGACAGCAGATCCGTGCGGCCATAACGCTCCAGGCGTTTCTCCACGGCGTCTTCAGTGACGCCCAGAGCTTGAGCGATTTGGGGCAACATCATCCCCGAACCAGCCAAGAACTCGACCTCTTCAATGAACGCGGCCCGGTTCGCCTCGCGCTTCTCGCCCTTCGGCAATTTCTGGTTGCTGGGGACGGCTGCTGGGTTGTCGATGTCATCGTCATCCCAAGCCAATGGAGGCAGATATCCCAGCTTGGCCGCATTCTTGATCGCTTTCTTTGACGGCCCAGGCTTGTTCCACAGCTGGTCGTAAACTCGGACCATTGCTTCGTGCTTTTCCAGGCTGATCCAATCCCCGATTTGGTGGAGCAAGGTGGAACTGCGTGAACCGATCAAGGGAGTCAGGTCTGAATGGCGATACCCAATGGCCATGAGTGCCTGCAATCGGCGCCGGGCACCAATATTTGGTACGAAACCGGCCTTGTTTGGGCGCTGGAAGATGCTGTCTGCGCGCAAGGCCAGTATCCGCTCTTCGGTTTGGTTCGCTACCGACTTTTGCAGGCCACGGTGTACAAGGTTGATGCTCTGAACTGACACGCCGGCTGCATCGGCGATGCCGCGGTATGACCAGCCCGCTTGCAGGAGAACCTCAATCTGCTGGATGGTGCGTTGCGCTGGCTTGGTGCGCGTAAGTCCGCGTTCGCGTTCGATGCGCCATCTCTTGTTGTATTTGGGATCGTAGGTCATGCTGCTGCCGCTTGCTTGCGTCGCGCCTTGGCCTTGCACCAGCCAAGCTCAGTAGCGATTGGCCGGCAGTCTGTGCAGTAGTCGGCGCGGCTTCCTTCGATGGAGTGGCCTGGCGTGTGTTCGATTCCGCACCGCTGGCAGATGGTTAGCGAGCGCTCCGGAAGAATCCGGGTGCCAGTGATCATGGCATACATGGTGTTCGGGTGACCTTTCTCGGAGGTGATTTTGACCGGTGGTTAATCGGCGGTGGTTTGAGTGGGTGCCCCAGATTCGAACTGGGTGCGCGGTGGGTATGCGACCTAAGACTCAGGGGGTTGGTGGTTTACCCTGTGCGCTTGCCTATACACCCTGGTTGGAATCTAGTCGGCGAGTTCCCAGTCGACGTCTTGGTCGAAGGCCGTGTTGTCGGCTAGGTCGGTTGGTACGAGCACGTGAAAGTATCCTGGGCGGACCCATGGTTCGCCGATGATGGTGAGGATTCCTTGAGATGGGGTCTTAATCTTGTCGCCGATCACGAATTCGTGTGGCTTCTTGGTGTTGCTCATGGTGGTTTCTCCGTCTTTTTTCAGGGTTGGTTATTCCCTTGTTGATAACCCCAGCATATCAACTAGATTCTTGTTAAGCAAGAACTGAATCTATTTGATCAAGAATATTAGAACTCCCGCTTCCTCAAGCCAGACCCGACAGCACTCGGCACAATCGCACTATGCTTCTCGTTCGCACCACCCACACGCTTGCCGGCCAAATACATCAGCCCGTAGCGAGTGCTGTCCAAGTTGTGGTCTTCACTGTGTGTGTCGATATCCTCGGGGTTCTTCTTATCGCGCGGCGCCGATGGCAGCGTGCGGATAAGATCCCTGCAGGTGTCGTACACCAGGAATCGGGGCAGCCCATCTTTCTGGATCCGCAGCTTCTCATCCAACAGGCTCCAACCGTGAGTACGCGCGTTCACGCCCTTCACCGGGACCCGGTCCAGCACCTTCATATAATCGTGCGCCGGCGACCCAACCGGTGGCATGTCCTTGTTCAAGGTTTTATGCGCGGAAGCATCATTGCGGCGCCACATGGCCGGGTCCATCACGATGGGAATCTTCTCCCCTGTCGCCTCCTCTTCAGCCTGCGACAGTTCCAAGATACGGGCAGCCTGCTGCCGTGCGGTCAGCTCGGTAGCGTACTCCTCGCGGTAGACAACCACCAGCCCATCATGCAATAGGCACATCCACACGGCCGAGAACGGGGCACTGAAGCCGTAGTCGACCGCGATGACTTTCTTGCCGGTCAGCAGCGGGATCGGCAGCTGCTCGGGTTTGATGATGTGCTTGGATGCACGCCACTGGTTGAACCTGGTGCCGGATATGACATTCCAGTCGCCCTCAACCAGCGCCTGGAACAGCTCGGGGTCGAGGTTGCCCAGCTTGGCCAAGTAGGCGTCATGATCCAGATACGGGTTGTCGTAGAGGCTGGCCGGCAGGAATACGCGGGTGGTGGTGATCTTCTTCTTGGACAGGCCTTTGGTGTCCAGGGTGGCTTCAAAGAATGTTTCTGGCGGTGCAGGATCAATGAAGTGCGCCTTCACCCAGTTGTGCCCCTTGCCGCCTGGGTTGGATGCGGACAGGGTGCGCAATGGTAGGCGCAGCTGGCGCATGCGTTCAGCGATGGCGCCGGTGGCGCGCAGGCGCGACTGCAAGAGCGTGTACGACTCTTTGTCGTAGTGGGTCAGCTCGTCGAAGCAGACCAGCACGTATTCATGGCCCTGGTATTTGGTGGCGTGCTCTGGCCGGTCGCAATAACCGAGGTGCAGCTCTGCGCCGTTCGCGAAGTAGAAGACGTGATCGGCCTTGTTGTACTTCGCCACCTCGGTGGGGATGCGTTCGCGCAGGCGCTTAGCCAGCTCGGACAGCTCGCCGTAGGTGCGGCGAATCAGCAGGGCCTTGGCGCCGGCGACGAGTGTGCACGCGGTGACGCACGCCGCGAGGAGCACTTCGGACTTACCGGACCCGACCGCTCCACCGTAGAGCACTTCATCAGCCGGGCCGGTGAGCGCGACCTTTTGCTTGGGCAGCGGGCTGAACGGGTATTGCCAGGCTTTGGTGGTGCTCACGGTACCGCATCAGCTTCATCCGAGGCGGGGGCATGGTTGAGAACGGCCCCATCTGGGAGCAAGTCGGGATTGACCAAGAGAGTGAAACCGCCGGCGCCGGTCTGCTCAATTTGAGTTGGCGCATCGAGCCCAAGGAATTTGGCGCGGCGGTCCATGATGCGCAGCAGGACGGTGACAGCTTTCTCGTCGCCTTCGAGTGCCTTCTTGATCTGCGGGCGTGCAAGCTGGTCCAGGAGGAGGATTTCCTGGGCGACCACCTCGTCGACGGCTTCTTTCTCCCGTTCTTTGATCGCCCTCTGGATGTCCTTGTAGCAATTGGATCGGTCCCCGTTGTAGAGCCGATCCGCGATTGCTTGGTAGGTGAGCCTGTTGGCGCGCATTTGTAGCGCCTTGACGCGCCTGGCGTGCTTCTCGGCATCTCGTGGGCTCACCGCTTGCGCCACAGTTGGCCTCCTGATGTTCTGGACTTTGGTTACCCAGAGTGCCTAGTAGTGGCTGGGTTTTGTGGGAGGATGCCGGGGAACTGACGTGTTCGCTTGATAGCATGGACTTAGCTATTTGGGAGTGATTCTTGCCTTGATGAACCTGAGTGACCCGATCACAACGAAAGACGTTGCCGCGATCATGGGCGTGTCTGCACGGTATGTGACGGTGCAACGTTCGCGACAACACAAGCGCATCATGGACGCACGTGCCAATGGCCTTGACGATGGCCTGAAGCCGGGCGAAATTCCCGAACCTGAGCTCGTTTTGGACGGCAAACCAATCTGGGAACGAGCTTCTATTGAACAGTGGCAGGCGACCCGGCCAGCTCCGGGCCGCCGCAACCGCAACAACCGTTAGGCGTGATGGCTGACGAAGTCCACGGGTTCGCCGTTGAGCGTTGGCTGGTCTCCGGTCAGTTGCTGGTATCGCAGGCAGATCACGTCGACGTAGCGCGGGTCTAGTTCGATGAGTCGCGCCGAGGAGCCGTGCTGATGCGCAGCGATGAGCGTTGAGCCGGATCCGCCGAACAGATCCAGGACGATTCCGCCAGGGCGAAGGCTGTTCGCCAGGTTGGCAAGAATCAGTTCGGTTGGTTTCATCGTGGGGTGCAGCCCGTTGCGCAGCGGCTTGTCAATCTCGATGACTGTCGTTTGCTTGTGATCGCCGTACCATCGTTCGCCGCCGCGGCCGAGTCGTCCGTGCCCGCCAGGGGTGAATCCGTAGAGGATCGGCTCGTGCTGGTAGTGGTAGTCCGAGCGGCCCATCACGAGGGTGTTCTTGACCCAGATCAGGTTCTGGCGGACCAGGTAGCCGTTGTCTCGCATGGCTGTCTCGAAGCTGATGCGTCGGGTATCGGAGTGGGCGACATAGCAGGGTGCTCCGGGCTTGAGCCCGTGGAGCGCGTTTTTGAATGCGGCCTGCAGCAGGTCGTCGAGCTCGCCGGCGCCATCGTTCTGAATGGTCAACGCATCCGCAGTTCCGCCGACGTAGTCAACGCCGTAGGGCGGGTCGGTCCACAGTACGTCGGCGGGCTCTTCGGCGATCAGAGTTGCGAGAGCTTCGGGGCTTGTTGAGTCAGCGCAAATAACGCGGTGCCGGCCAAGCTGGAACACATCGCCCAGCTTGCTCAGTGGCTCGGCTGGCGGTTCAGGAGCCTCGTCCGGATCACCGTCAAGCTCCGTCTCCTGAGACGCAAGATCGGCGTCGTTGAGCGCGTCAATGAGCTCGTCGTAATCGCTGAGGTCAAAGCCCGTGCCGGCAAAGTCTCCTTCCAAGGACGCCAGCAGCTCCGCTAATGCATGGTCATCGTAGGAGGCCAGGTCGTTGGAGCGGTTGTCCACGAGCACGATGCGGCGAGCCTGCTCTTCGTCCACGTCGATAATGCCGACCGGGATTTCATTGGCGCCGAGCTCTTTGGCCGCGAGCCAGGTATGGTTGCCGGCCAAGATTTCCATGGTTGCTTTGCGGACAACGATGGATTTGTAGATGCCGTGTGCACCAAGGCTTTCACGGATGCTGTCCATGTCGCTGAGTCGGGCGTTGCTGCCGTAGGGGCGGACGCTGTCGATGGGTACAGTGGTCTGCTCGATATTGAGTACTGGGATAGTCATGTTCGCCTGTCCTTCTTTTGATTCTGGCCTGCCAATTGTGGGTTTGGCTTGGCCAGCGGTGTGGGACGGGCAAGGGTGAAGCACCGCGATTGCGCGTGCCTGGGTTGGTGCTCCTGCTATACCTGCACCAGTGCGCGGGACGCTCAGTTAAGGGCGCTGGCCTGTTTGGCTTGCCGGCGCTTCTTCTTCCCCGCGGCTATGCTTACTGCTTCGACAAGGACTGTGGCTTCGCGGTGGTCGGCGTTGCGTGCTTGGATCCAGTCCATGGTTGAACGTCCTGGTTCCATTGGGTCGGCTACCCGTGCGAGGTGGGACGGGTAGCCGTTGTCCGAGAGCACGGGCAGGCCGCGCGCGCCGGGCCGCTCGGTGCGGTCGTATTGGTAGGGAGCCGCTGCGGCGAGGACCATGTCCAGGGGCACGAGCGGCTCCTGGATTACTTGTTCTGTGAGTTCGCCCGCGTCGAGGAATGGCGCGAACTTGCCATCCTCGTCGCGTGGCTGTTTGGATTTCTTTTTCTTCGCCCACCAAGCTGTGTTGATGTATGGAGATTCTTCTTCCACCAGCAAGCCGACTGCCTGGAGTTTCTCGATCACTGAGCTGACTCGTTTGGTGCGGTCGTCTGAAAGGGTGCCGGTCATGTCTGCGATGCGGGCTGCTGCTTCGAGGCATAGTTCGATCGTCTTGGAGACTACTTCGGGACGGTATAGGGATACGGCGCCTTCGTTGAGGGCTAGGTAGCCTGTTCCGGAGCATACGATGCAGTCTGGATGAACGACGTGTTCTAGGCGTGTGAGGCAGGCAGGGCACAGTTTCCGCAAGGCTGGGCACCCCTTCGGGTTGGTGGTTGGTTAGTCCACCTATAACTATAGTTCAACAGGAGAATTTTCTTGCTAGGCAAGAATCAGCTGTTGGCGTTTTCTTGGCGCTGTCTTTCGGAGTGGGCGTCAAGCTCGGCTTGGATTGCGGTTGGGGTGCGGCCTGCTCGCTCGGCGATTTCCTCGATGGTCACGCCGAGCTTGAGCAGGTAGATAATGTCTCCGGCCACGCTAGAGTGCCGCTTCCCATTGCGCGAGTGGTTCGGTGTCGCCGTGGGTGGCCGCATGATGTTCGCAGTATTCGGATCCAGGCAGGGCCGGGTTGTCGCACGGCTCCCCCTGCTCCCATTGTGAGTCGGGAGTGAGCTGGTGGTGGCAGGGCGCGTACTTGCGGTCGCGGAGCATTTCGAGGCACGCGCGGCAGGTGACTTCGGATGGTTCAGTGGTTCGCTTGGCGCCGAAGTCCCCGAACCAGGTGTCTTGGTGATGGACCGGTGCTGATGCGGTTTCGGGTAGGGCAGAGTGCTGCGAAATGGCAGTCATTGTTCGGGTGACCTTTCATCAATATGTTCGGCTGGTTGGGCCGGCTGTTCGGGCTGGTTAGGCCCGGTTGGTTATTTCTACTTTACCGTGGAGAACCCTCGTTTGACGGTTCTTTTGGCTTATTCTCCGGTGCATTCAGAACCAGGCGTTCGACTCCTACTATCTCGAACAACTGCTGAGTTAGCTTATGAATCCCTTCAGCGGTTTGGCCAGCATTTTGCTGCCCCTGATGGAAGGGAACAAGGTAGTTTGTGTAAATTGCTGAGGACATTTCAAGCACAACCCCAGCGTTATGAACCTCATTATCTAATGCCACCTGCTCAGGGGTAACAACTTCCTCTGGGTTATAACCGTTCCATCTTCGAACGATGCCGGACAAAAGCGTGTCGTTGTAATCAAGTGCTTGATCAAGCTTCGCTGTTTCATCTACGCGGGCTTCACAGAAACCACGGTACCTTTTCACTTCCCGTTCATACTCAGAGAATTGTTGATTGGTGACTCCTGGAAAGGAAATTCTGACTATCTCAGCCGCGTCCTGAAGCTTCACCATTTGTTGGTACCAATCGCTGGAACGTTGACGATCAGCGGCCCTATCTTCCATGCCGCGTTGCTCTGTGATTCCCCTGGTGCCAAGCCAAATCGCAACGATCACCGCGCCCACCGTACCAAGGGCTACAAGTACGTCCACGATGAATCCAGCGATTTCTAGCCCACCAGGCGTTCCTGTAGAACACGTCAATACGTCGAGGTCATCGGCGCTATCTGCTGGTATGCGGCAGGTGAAATCATCGGCACTAATCATGGTTCAATCTTAGTTTGAGTTGAGCACCCTAATTAGCGCAGAGGCTCTAGGCGCGCGGCCGGCAAGTTTTGGACCCCAAATGCCTGGTACTACATGTTCAAGCATGGTTTTGATTTCGTCCCAGTGTTCGGCAAGGCGGGCCCATTCTGTTGAGACGACGCCCATGTATGAGTAACCGGGCGCAGTGCGTCGGTTGCGTATCCGCGTCACGACCATCGGCGGATTCGGATCACGATTACATCCTGAATCTCGAAAGCCGAAAAGTCATGGCCTAGATGACGATTTACGCATTAGGCTTTACTATTAAAATCGAGTTCATATTAGAGATGACCTCACCGTGTTTCAAAAATCAGACATCGCTCTGGCAAAAGAAAGGTCGTTCTCTTGAAATCGAGAACCTTTGGCTCCATCACAGCCACAATAGCTCTCCTGGCGTCATCCTTGGTGGTGAGCCCAGCTATTGCAGCAACGAATAGTCCCTCTGATTCAGCAGAGCCAATTTCACATTTTGGGATTGACGCCAGCAACGTCAAGGTAGATGTCTCCCGAGTTGATGTGGACCGATTGAACCAAGATGAGAAGCAGGCTTTGGAATTGCTTGCAGAACGAGTAGAGCAGGATGGCGGAGGAGTCATTCTCAGTGTGAGCTCCACCGAGTATGTGCCTGAAGCATCTTCGAATAAAGCAGCAACAACTTCTGCTTTGCCCGGTGGCTGCCAGTTAGAAACAGGCGAATACCATACCCCGAACAGCAAAAACTACAGCCATGTGACCGGATGGGCCCACAACCGCTGCGACCATGTCTTTTCGCACAGAATCGAATTAGACATCAAGAAAAAGAAAGCCGGAGCTCCAGGTGGCGGAACCGCTGTCGCCGGTAACACGAAGAACGACGACGAAGTTGAAGCTACATACACGTGCAAAACCGGCTATGTTGCTGAATTCAATACGGTGACGCAGGGACGTGTCACCATCGCTGGAAAACGCTACGTCGCAGCGGGCGCTTCAGGCTGGAGGCGATACAACTGTGGTGGATAAGTTCCCAGGAGAGCGAAGTGTGGTTGATTATTCTGCGAATGGACATCAAGACCCGCTATTCGTAGAAAATGCTCTTCTCGTTCTGAATCAGCGGTGCTTGCCGTTACCTGACGTTGACGTGGCAATTGACGCAATGAATCGTGCCACGAATTCAACGATTGCGACTAGCGGCAAGGCCGATATAGACGAATTGCGCCATCTGACTCGTCTATATCTAGAATCTTTCAGGAACAAGAACCTTTCCAGAGGTGAGCAAAATGAGGCCATCATGAATGTCGCTTCCATAGTGGTTTCGCTTCGTACCCCCGAAGCTCCCCTTATCCCTTCTGAGGAAATGGATAGCCTACTTTTGGAAATCTACTTGTACTTCTTCCTCGAAGAGTCCACTCCTATTCAGCTCGTGGATAGTCTGCTCAAGTAAAAAACAGTACACGCGCGAACGAACTGTGCATCAGCAGATGGCGCAAAGCACACCTGTAAGTGAAAAGCTCCCCGATAGTTGGACTGAGAAATTAGCACCAGCATTCGGGGAGCATCTTCATGCCTGCGCGAAGCAAAGCCACCGCGAAACAACGGGACTAGGAAAAACTGTGAAGGAAAGTAACTAACGCATTTCAGCATTTACCTGAACTCCCCTGAAAATTTAACAATAAACTTTTAAATTGCCTTTAATCAGATGGTTCGTCAAACTAAGAAACATCACTCACTCGCAACCCTGAGAAGGACCATTGAGCAATTTTCCTAGCCCCATCCCACCCGACCGCGCCCCAGGGCCAAAGCAGAAGAACCGGAAGGCACTGTGGATTCTGCTAGCAGTAGCTGCAGTCTTACTTTTGCTCCTGTTTTCGATCCCTGAGCTTTTCGTTCTGATCGCTTTGGTCGGCATCATCTTGGCAATTATTGGCCTCGTCAAGGGAAAGATCCCGTGGCTTCCTATTCACGGGCGTAAGAAGTCAGGACTGTTTGCAGGCGCCATGGTCGTGCTCATGTCCATTAGCGGCGCCATCATGGGGCCCTCTGAGACGACACCACCTCCTGCAGCATCAACCACTAATGCGCCCCTGGTAACCAGCACCGAATCACCTACACCAACGCCCTCGGAATCTGCTTCGCCAACCGCCATTGATGACTTCGTAGGCCAGGAATGCGAAGGCGACGAACTGGTGATGGAGCAGGGAGCTGAAAAACTCTTCTGCGACGAAAACGCTAGCGGCTCTTTAGTGTGGGCTACCCAAGATGACCACGATAAAGCTGTTCTGGCAGCCAAGAAAGCGGCTGAAGAAAAAGCCGCAAAGGAAAAAGCCTCGGCCGAGAAAAAAGAAGCCGAAGCTAAAGCTGCTGCTGAAAAGAAAGCAGCCAAAAAAGCAGCGGAGGCGAAGGCTGAACGCGAAGCTGAACAGGCTGCGGCCGCAGAAGCGGAACGTCGTGCGGCGAAGAAGGCTGAGCAGGAAGAAGCTGCACGTCTAGCTGAGCTTGAAGAAGAGCAGCAGAGCTTCGTTTCCTATGCGAACTGCACTGAGGCAAGAGCAGCAGGCGCGGCACCAATTAGCATTGGCGAACCCGGTTATGCTTCCCATCTTGATCGCGATGGGGACGGAATCGGTTGCGACTCCTAGGTTTCAAACTGGCTGGCACGATAGCCGTCGTGCTTGCTTTGGCTGGGTGCGGTGCTTCTCAAAGTCCCGCACCCAGTTCCTTATCGAGTCAGGCCGCTGGTGAGGCCGGCATCCATGCTGCTCCCCCGATAGTTATCCGGACTGAAGCTCCTCCGATCACGATCAGCACCGAGGCACCCGCAGATAGCATCGAACCCAGCAAGTCCGTAGCGACGCCAGCACCCGGTACACCGCCCAAGGAAACAAACCAGGGAACGTCGGAGGTAGCCGGCCAACTAGCTGAGATTCCAGTAAAAGGCCGCGCGCCGAAGACTGGCTACGAACGCAGCATGTTCGGCAGCGGATGGGGCGACACGGACCGGAACGGTTGCGATACCCGCAACGATATTCTTGCCCGGGATCTGGACGTTCATACCTTCAAGGAGGGTACCCGGGATTGTGTCGTCCTCACTGGGACTCTTCTCGACCCATACACCGGCAAGACGATCGAGTTCGAGCGTGGCCAGGGAACCAGTAACGCTGTCCAGATTGACCATGTTATTGCGCTTTCGGATGCATGGCAGAAAGGTGCGCAACAGCTGTCCGCTAAGGAGCGAATCGAGTTCGCGAACGATCCACTCAATCTGTTAGCGGTCGACGGGCCCACGAACGCTTCCAAAGGCGATGGTGACGCGGCAACCTGGTTACCGCCCACCCGTGACTACTGGTGTGAGTACGTTACCCGGCAGATCGAGGTAAAACACAAGTACGACCTGTGGATGACAAAAGCCGAGCATGATGCGTCCGCCCAGATATTAGCCCGACGCTGCTAATAGAAGGAATCAAAATGCTCGAAAAGTATCGTGTTCGAACCAGTAACCGTTCACTATCTGGCCCTATAGCGTATTCACTAGCCGCACGCTTGTTGTATGTATCCTCGACAACTTAAAGTCGAGACCTAGTCAGCAATTTCAATCAACATAATTTTTAGAAAAGAGCGACCATGTCCACACATCCTCTGATTCGACTAGCCAACGTGTACGAGATATTGCATGAAGCATCAGGTAAAAAAGAGATGAATTATGGCAACATCGACTATCGGTGCGGACGATCCCTGGGTCTCCACGACAATGAGCTAATATCGACAGGTGCGGCACGGGCCGCTTTCGAAGGTCAGCTCTTGCTTGAATCCTTCGTGTTAGAGCAGCCGGCCGCGTCTCAGGATATGGATGTCGAGCACCTCCTGACTGTCATGTGGGACGCAACTCAGTTACTCCGCCAGATCGAGAATCGCAAGGCCTTGTCCGCCGTGAATATCGGTGACGCGAAACTGCTTCGCATGGCTGCTTCGTTGATGACAATGGGCACCACGCTCAATCCCTCAGAATCGTTACAAAATTTTGACTGGTTGCACGCGATTCTGGATGAAGTGCTCACTGATCTTGATGATTCGTCAATTAGCGCGCAGATGAAACTTGCCATCCGTCGTCAAGTTCTCCAAAGTAAGCAAGTGCTTGATCACGATCCGGTGTCGCCCGACCTTGTTATTCGGTATTTGGCTACGCTTTCCGGGCTCCTTAGCGCCGCGGCGCAGGCTGAGCCGAAGGCTTCTAAAGCGCGTCAATTCATGAAGTGGTCCGTTCGTATAGCTGGTGGAATCTTGATTGATGCCTTGACTGGCGTCCCTGCCGCCTCCATCACCAACGCGCTTTTATTGGCCATCGATTCTTCGGCGAGCGATGAGTCAGATGATGATCTCGTGGATTTAGGAGAGGCAGCAGACGCCTAGAGGTCCACGAGCCCCGAGGGGGTCGGCGAGCCCTGAGAAGATCGGAGGCCGGAAGTCCGTCGTTCACTCGTGTGAGTTTTTCTCTAAGAAATCGACGAGCTCCTTGTCGCGCATCTGCCGGTAGTCTTGACTCTGGCAGCAACGCTTGTCACCGCAATAAGGGCAATTCACCACTTGTCTCCCGAACCGATCGACTGGGCTACTGGCCTGCTGACAGCAACAGCAACAAACCAGCTTCGCCAACGTGCATTAGCAGCACCAACTAACGTACTTGCCGACTGTGAATCGTGGCTTGGAGAAGCCCAACTACCATCGTCTAAGAAGTGCAATAATTTCGCGAACGATGCGCTCAACTTACTGCCGACAGAAGGGCCGATGAGCAGGAGTAGCATCATGACTATGAATACCACAAACACTCACATCGGCTGGCGCAGCTTAATTGTCGACAACGTCCTTGGGTTGGCAAGTCTGCTAGTCATCCTGATGTTGACTGTCACGATCAGCGCAATCGGCTTTTTGGGATTTGTTTTCGTCCTAAGCGGGGTTCCCCTGGTGCTAGCAATGATTCCACTGAGTTTCATTGCATTGGTGCTGCCTGAAATTTCGCTGTGGAGAGCACGGTGGTGGTTCCTGGCCGCGTTCGTCGCTTGGGCCATCTCGCCTGTGCTCGGTGGCTGGCTTTACCCATTTTTGAACTCACTAGATGATCAGCAGGCCATAGTTTCCGACGCTGGTTCATTTGTCGCGTGGACGCAATGGCTTTGGGCTCTGCCGTTCCTAGCGCTATACCTAATCATCGGCGCCGGTCGCCTCCGAGAATCGCATTCCACGGATTTGACGAAAAGCCCAATAGCCGCTTAGGTAAACGTGTTGCTCAGCGCCTGGATGCGAGGCGTAGCATTTCTAAGTGGTTGCTGCGCAACCACCCGCGGGAACAAAGCACACCGACTATCAAATATAGTCATTTCCACTACTACGTGAAATGACCATCTCACTTGTCAGCAGCACCTCTGAGGCCGGTTTGCAGTTACTCTTCAAAACCAGAGTGTCCGAAATTTCCAGAGCATTACCACGGTTCATCTAGCTCTTGGGAAACATCGTAATGATCAGTTCATTCGTCTGATGGCGCGCGGATCGGGCATCACCGTTGCCACCCAGTGTGCTGAAAGTTGCAGAGGTTACGGAGGTGGATACCTCGAACCATTCTCGTCCCCAATCAGCAATGTCGGAACCTTCAATACCATTGCTGGCGTTTTTCTCGGGGAATGTGATGATAACCCGGCAGCCACGTTCCCCCAAGGACTTCAAAAGCCCCTTGAAGGCATTCTCCGCCCCACTAACAGTGCTGTAGTCTGACCTGCGCCGAGCATCGAGGCTCGGAGAGCGTCCGGCGCCAGAGACTTCAGCAAATCCATTGATAGCGACAGCTTCCAATACGTGATAGAACCGACTGTACTGGGCTGCGGAATAGGGCGGATCAACGAACACTACTTCATTTCCGACTAAGCCCTCCACAAAATCATTTGCATCAGCCACAAGGCTTCTGCCCTTGTTTCGGGCGAACTGCGGATTTAAGTCATAGAGGTTCGATTCAACTTCTGAGATAAGGTCTCTGCTCCATACCGAAGCAATATGGGGTAAAGCTTTAGGTGTAGGTTGAAATGGTTGAGCCGTATGGCCGGGAGAAGCTGAGCACTTACTAGCTGCCGATATTAGTGCGGCCAAGCTCAACCGCTTATGCGGTGCGCGAGAAGGAAGTGATTTCCTAAGTTCGCTCAGTTGACGAGCCTGCCCGATGCTAAAATAATGTCCCCCATAATGGCGAACAAACGGGTCGTCGGATTCGCTCGCTAGTGTCCTAATTTTGCGTACATCAATATCCGTCAGTGAATCGTTCTGTTCCCGGATTTTAAGCTCTGTCAACACTTCGCTGGCCATTGCAGATTCACGCAGTGGTCGAAGCCACTTCTCAATTAGACGTTCGACATTGACCGGTTTAGTTCGCTCGATCACGGCACCGCTTAGGGCAGACGAATAGTTCTGAAGATCTACTGATGTAACGAAGGCATCATGATTTGTAGCAATAAACTTAGATACCGCGCCAGAACCCGCGAATAGATCCACGAAGGTATCTCCAGCTCTAACGACTCTATTAAGTTCTTTCCCCAGCCCATTTTTTAGTTGCCATCGCTTAGAACCCATGTATTTCACGCAGGCATACCCCAAAGGCCTACTAATTCAAACCAAGACAGGTTTGTTATTGCTGACGGATTTTCTTTCAAAAAACTATTCCTACTTGCGTTGACAGGACTCGCATCGAGCCATTGTTCGGCGTCTTCCAACGCCACCTGTACATCCTCCCACAAATCTCGCAGATCGGCGCTCGGTGGGGCGGTATCCCAGATTCCTCGGTCTGCGCCGAGAGCAGTCCACCAGTAGTCCCGGTCAGCTAGACTTTCCCCGGCATTATCAACGAGTAGTCGACAGGACGAAGTTGCTAGTGAAAGCAAAAGTGCACTTCGTGACATTACGTCCAGGTGATGAGTGGCTGAAGTTGTGAGACTTGGCTGCAGTGCATGGTCAAAAATCGGACTGTTGTCTGGTGACTCGATTCTTTTCAAGAAATCCTGTACGAAGTCCTTCTTCTTGCCATCAGGAAGAAACTTAGTCACGTCGTCGACGAATTGGTGAAATTCTTTCTGGAGTTCCCCTGGCGTCTTCTCCTCCACTGCATGAAATACCTTTTCAATTGCGAGACGCAACATTTGCATGTCGAGTACAGGGAAACCAGATGCCTCGGGTTCTAAAGATCGCCATAATTCTGATGCGAATTGCACGCCCTCACATGCATTTATCGTACTGGCACCGTTGATCCGTGTTGGTCGGTAACTAGCTTCGTTTCTAGACTCTCGGTCATCAGCAATCATTTGGATATCTATTCCGAGGGAAGCAATCCAATTGGAGGCGAACGAACTCCACGTATTATATTTCGGCGCTTGACTTAGCCAGTCTTTGATCGGTCGTCCATGCGGGCGAAATGCCTCGCCGACTAGATCCCAAGAACTCTGCGTCGACGACCACCAGTGAAGGGCTTTCCAAGTGAAGTCGTGAGTACCGCCGGGATTCGGTACGCGCGCCACCTGATACATTCCAGTGATTACGTAGTGTTTTCCGCTGAATACTCCTATGCCGTTGCATGCAAGAATCGACATTGCAGCACGCAACTCTGCATAGTAAGCCAAGTGTCTGGCGACAGCATAGTCGCCTAGCAGATGAGCCTGCATAGCGCGTCCTAGAAAACCCCAGCCATCTGACATGTGCAATACCGTCGAAGCAGCGATGTACTCCGAGAGATCTTTCTCATTCACGCACGAATTTTTGATATCAGCCTCTAGCTGGGATATCAGGTTATCTCGGTAGACATTACTTGCGCTGACCCAGTGCCCGTTCTTGCTATAGGGCGCCATAGAAGCAAAGATCTTAGCCGTACTCCCGCGATCTGCAGATTGCAGTGATGCTTGAACAGCATTTGCGGCATTAATGTTCACAGGCATGGGTTATTTCCAGCCCAATGACCCTAGAGCCGCTTCGGCGCATTCCGAAACTTCCCGAGTGGCGTTCTCAGCCAAATGAGACAAAACGTCTAGTTTTAACTCTCTGTATCCAGTGCTTCCTCTGAATCTTCCCTTGTCGCGTTTCTGTTCTCGGTTCAAAGTTTCGTCGCCATAAGTTCGCCAATCATATTCCGCCAAACTAATCGAAATTTGATGCATGAATTCGCGAATTGGTTGGTTCTCACGGAGTGATTCTAAGCATCCACCGATCGCGTCCTGAGACATTGTCTCGACAAAGTCTTCGGAACGCCATCCGCTGAGATTCAGCTCATCGGCTCGTAAATAGAATAAGTCGTTATAGACCCCAAGTATGGCGCGAACTCCCTGATCTGTATTTGGCAGCGAAGTATCACCTTCGAAAGCAACGTCAACAATTTGAGTATCCGAATGCTCTCTCATCGCTACAGCCCAGGATGCATCCGTCGTCCTAACCGCGTCTCGGAAGGAAGACCAAATCTCAATCAAGAAAGCTGATTGTTGCGATCGATTCCACGGTAAGACGGCCTCATCCTTGCCGGCAGGCGCTCCGAACAGGCCGCCAATTCCGGTCCTGTTGCTCTCCCACTTTTTGACAAAAGTCGACAGCAAAGATCGGATCCATGCAGCCTGCCTAACGACGTTTCGACCGCCGTCTCCGAGCATGTCGATACGCTGGTACCATGGGCTCCCCTCAAAAGACCACAGAGCCTCAGTTAGTTCTTGCGCACGCGATTCTCTGTAGATAGTCGGGCCTCCAGCGTGCTCCAGCCAGTCTTCGGTCCTGAGCAACGGGTACAAATCGAACCCTAGTGAAGTATTGATCTTAGCCGGCTTGATATTGATGACATAGAAGAGGTACGCCTGCCAGCTAATATCCAAACCATCGAACAACACGACTGGAAGCTCGTAATCGTAATCGTCGTTTTCGTCAAAAGCCCATAGACGATGCTGCCCATCAATGACTTCAATGGGTGCGACTTGACTTGGTCTCCAAGCGTCATCCACCGAGTGCGGAATTACGATGCGACTGAGCTCGCCGCCATCCTCGACTCTCACAAGATCATCGGGGGCAACAGTTCCTGCGGTGCGAACATCGTCACTTCGGAGCACGTTAACGACGATTGCAGTCGGCAGCCATCCAGGCTTTTTTAGGTCGTCGTATTTCCCAGAGTTCTTGTTGGATTCAGAGACCACAGACCACGGAAAGCCATGTTTGACAAATTCTGCGATTTCCTTGCTTCTAGCTTGATTGTGTTTTCGCTGAACACCAGTTTCGTCTTTTCGCGTTCCACCGGTAGTCAAAGTTCGACGATTGATATCGCATAAGGCACGAAGCTTCGATGCCTTGATGGAAGTGACGTAGAAATGTTCCGATGGTCGACGTCGATGGGAATCTTCGTCGAACTTAATATCTTCCCACTCAGGTAACCACTGGTGAACCTTGAGCGCTGGAATACCGTAGGAGGCAGAGTCATTCATAAGGCAATATAGTACAGTTCATCCTATTTTTCTGAAGAACTCTGAGTCAGATGGCGTAGAAATTCGGACGAGCAATTAATTATGAGTTGCGGTTGATAACCGAAGGACTATTGAAAACAGTAGATACGAGGAACACTTCACACTAAATTTTGCCGACCGTAGAGCTTTCGAAGACGAGTGTGCTTTCGTTCGTGTGGAGTGTAGGGTCTGACGACTTGAGCAAACCTGTGTCGGATTCGAAATAGCGGATCCTGTAGGTATGGCCATCAAGTCCAGGATTAGAAGAAGTGCAGACAAGCATTTCCCCGCTTTTCCTTGCTCTTGCAGGAAATACGCCCGCAATTCGAGCAGCGCCGCAACGATGTAGTCTCTCGATGCGCGGTAGTTTCTGGTTGCCTCAGCGTCGGTCTTCGCACCCTTTTTCATGCCCGCAAACTCTGCATCCTGGAGGGTTGGAGACTGCTGCACTATCGACTCGGGATCGGGGCGGCTCATGCTGTAGCGATGGGGTCGATGGCCTTGTGCGCTTTGTAGGTGCGGATGCCGGCGACAATGGCTGCCAGGCATAATTCGAAGTGCCAGTCGTACTGCTCCCAGGCGCTGACAGATTCCCAGCATTCGTCATAGTGGTCACGCAGTGGGCTGTTTGAGTCGGAGATGTTTTGCACTGCTTGGAGAGCTGACTCGGTTGTGCCGGTACTAACCCAGTCGTCCAGTACTTCGTCTTTCAGGTGTTCCCACCACCGCCTCGTCGTTGTGGTGTCCATGTCGCGGGAGTACTCCCAGAAGTCTTGCACCAGCCATTTTTTGAATCGGCCCTCGTCGTAGTTTTTGACTTCGGATCGGCCTCCGCTGGAACCGGCTTTTAGCTTCTCGGCCCAGTAGTGGGTGTTGATGTGTCCGACCATGAACGTGAACATGTCTTGTTCGCGTGCGAACGTGTAGGTGCCTATGTCGCCAGTGATGGTGAGGTTGCCGGGCCAAGTGATCAGTTCGAACCAGTAGAGACCGAGCTCTGGGTTTTTGAACCGCAGGTGCCGATATAGGCCTTCGTCGTGGAGGATGGCCATCTGGTGGTCGCCCAGGTTGCTGTTGAACGTGGCCAGCAGTCCGCCGTTGGAGTCGCGGTTGTCGCAGTACTTGGCATCTGCTGTGGTGAGCTTGTGCAAGGTGGTCATGTCCTGGCTTTCTTTGGTGGTTTTGGTCGGCCGAACATCGGGCGCGCGGTGACTGGTGTGCTGGCTGTTCGCTGTCCATAGGTGGGCGGGATGCTGACTGGTGGTTCGGGGTTGTACTGCTTCGGCTGCGCGTCCAAGAGTTGCTTGGCCAGCTTGTAGGGGCCGCGGTTCCAGAGGGGGTGCAGATCAAGCCAGATCAAGTGGCCCGGCGTGTGCACAGCTACTTGGTCGACGACCTGGATCTTGCCGTGCTCGCACTCGCGCACGTCGCCCACACGGTCAGTGAGGAACTCGGCGTGCCGGCAGTCCTTACGGTGGGTGCGCAGTGCAGCGTCACGCAGGTTCGGTGCCTTAGTCATTTGGCACTCCTAGTTGGTGTTGAAGGTTGCCCGGTAGATCGTGGATCCGGTGAGGCGGTGGGTGCTGATGGTGAGCGTGCTTGGGTTGAGGCGTTCGCCGGCGGGCAGGTCGCGGATCTTGTTTTCGACGGCTTGTGCGAAGGCGTGGAGTCGGGTTATCGCTAGCTCTGTGTCAGTGGTGTTCGCTTCGACTTGGATGCGGTAGCCATTGCGAGGTTGTGGTGCGGTGCCGAAGGCGTTGAGGTTCCAGGGCTTGTCTCCTGGCTTTGGGAAGAGGTCAGTCATTGTCGTGTTCCGGTCCTCGTGTTGGGTGGTCCAGGGTGTAGATTCCGCCGTCAGCTTTCATGAACACGGGCAAGAGCCCGGTGCCTCTGCTGGGGTTTTCAATCCATTCGTGCCAGCTGAGTGCGACGTCGAAATGATCATCAGGCGCGGCGAATCCGAGAAGCTTGGCTGGTTCGCCTTTCCAGACGTCCTGACGTTCGACGTTGCCTGTTTCTGGGTTGATCCAGTAGGGGTATGGGATCCGGCCGGCGCCGTCGTAGTCGTAGTCGGGCTGCAGCTTGATGAAGTTGGTGCGGGTGCTCAATTTGGTTCTCCTGGTCGTGGGGTGGGCGTGCGCGGTGGGGTTGCGAGATTTACCTGCCGTGCACGCCCGGTTTCGTGTGCTGCCCCTGTCCCCCAAGGCAAGGGGCAGCACACAGTCGGTGGGTTAGAACGCTGGGGTGGCATAGTAATCGTCGTTGCGGTGGTGGTTGACCGCTTCCCATCCGTGCGCTTCAATGTCGGCCTCGGCCATTCCAATGAAGGCGCCATCGGGCATGATTCCTTGGAAGTCGTGGCGGGAGTTGATGGTGCGGCGCAGTAGGGTGCCTGCTTCAGGGCCGCCCGTGATGTGAATTAGGACGGGTCCCGCTGGCAGCGGCATCGCTGGTTCGTCGTCCTCGACTACTTGGGCGTCAGCCACTTCGTCTTCCAGGGGCTGCACGTTGGTTAGCCATACCTGTTCCCAGGTGATGCCATACTCGTTGATTCTTTCGCCGCTCATGGTGAGCAGACCTTCACCGGCGAAGCGACCATCAGCATCCTGGCGAGTGAGGACCACCCCTTGTTGAGCGCTTGGGTGTGTTCCTGGGTTCAGGATGCGGATCATGGAGCCGGGTTCGGTTGGCAGTGGGGCGGCTGACCGGTGTACGAGGTAGTACCCGTCGCCGGGGCCACCGATGATGCCCGCGTTCTCGACTAGCACCTGACCATGGTCATCAACTTTTGCGACTGTGGCGACAGTAAGGGTCTGCAGGGCTAGGTTTGGGTAGACGATGGTGTCTCCGGGGCGGACCGCTGAAGCGGGAATAAATGGAGCGTCTGGGAATAGTCCTTTGATCTTCATGGTGATCGATCCTTAGAGGCTGGCGTGGATGAGGGCTGGGACTGGTGCCGGCAGTGGGGTGGAATGCTCCTGGGTGATGCAGGTGCATTCGGTGTGGTGGTGTTCTTCTGGATCGGCATCGTAGACGGGGCCGTCGTTGATGTTGACTCGGATCCGGGCGCCTGCGGGAACGCCAAGGGTGTCGATCTGGGCGACAAGGACCTGGTCGAGGTCTGAGACGTAGAGTTGGGCGGTCGCACCCATGAGTTCGACTTCGCCACTGAGGTTTGGGTTAGTCATCTTCGTCCCCCAGCAGCTCCCGCATTTTGGACAGAGTTTCGCGGGCTTCATTGAGTTCTTCTTCCGCGTGCTCCGCACGTCCACGCCACTGGGTAGCCCGTTCGAGTTCGTCTTCTTCAAGCAGCAGCCAGGGGCCTTGCTTGTAGTAGAAGTACTCGTCGCGCTGGTTCCCGCCGTTACCGCGATAAATCGAGCCGTGCACGTTGACCCAGAGCCCGTTCTTCCACGGGTACATGTGCCAGTCGGCGGCCTGCATTCGCAGCTCTGATTCGGCGATCATTTTGGCCGGATCTGCGTAGCCGTCTTGTGCAGCTTTGTCCTCTGCCGCAGCTTTCCAGGCGTTGAGGTTTGGTGGCTTCTTAGCCATGTTCGGGTGACGCTTTCTCTTTGAAGGCTGGTTAGGCCTTGCGGGTGCTTCGGGTGGTTAGCCGTTCGCTGGTTTGATCTGGGCAGGTACCCAGTCGTGGATTTCGGTTGGGAGGAAGTACTCCTCCCCTTCGATTGGTTGCCCGTCGACTGGGTAATATCCGCCGTCGGGGCTCCACCGCAGTTGCCATCCTGCCTGGCTGGTGATCCCGGCGCTGCTGGTTCCCGCGGTGACCCTGTAGGCGATGATCAGTGGGTTCTCGTTGGGATCTGGTTGCGGTGCGTTGTTGTTGAGGCGGAAGATTCCGCGCTGGCTGGGAGTGGCGATTACTTCGCCGTGCTCGGAGAGCCATTTGCGCAGGCCTTTGTGGTGGGCGATTCCTACGGTGTAGGTGTCCTTGATGGGCCGGGCGATGGTGTCGCCTTGCATGATTTCCGAGTACTTGATGGGTGTGGCGTCGTGGTGATTCGACTTGATGAGGTAGGTCATCGGTCTCCGTCTATTTCGTTTGGGTGGTTAGTCCAAGTTGATGACCCTAGCCTATCAACTAGATTCCCGTTAAGCAAGATAGAAAATCAATCAAACAAGAAATCTACTCCAAGGAAAACACCTTCACAACAACATCATGAGGCCCATTTGGCCACGTCCGCCGGTTATCCGGGCCAACACACCACTCGTCCTTGTCATCCGGCAGCAAACCAGCATCAACCAGGCCATCCACAATCGCCTTCGAAGTCGGCTGCAAGTTCGCAACCTCACGCTTGATGTTGTCCGGAAACCGGTACCAAATCTCGATATGAGCCCGATCAAGACCCGGGATGCGCGCATTGCGGCACCGAACGGCAGCCAAAGCCCGCCACCACTGCGTTTTCTTATTCCGCGCCTGAAAATGCAACCGTTGATTCGCATTCAAATGCTGCGCTTTCCACTGCTCCTTGGTGACCGGAATGCGGAACTCCCCCACCAGATTCCGCGCGCCCTCAGCCACGCGCCACCCCTGCGCGGCGCAAAGCCTCGTCAACATCCGGATGCCCCGTGAGTGGCAGTGAGTCGGCTGCGACCAGGTTCATCATGGAATCGAAACCGACGACCACCTTTTTCCCGGCAGCCCCCTTCCTGAACCCGAATCGGTAGCTCATGTTCACCACGAGCCCGAGAATTCCGAGCAGCTGCACGAGCGCCGGCAGCCGAGGATCATCCATCAACACGCTTCCCCTGATCCCTGCCGCCAGCACCGCCCAGCAGGTGAGCTGGAACCAATGCCTCTCCAGCAGGGCGCAGATATCGGCACAGGCGAGCAGCGCCAGCGTAAAGATTTGCCCCCAGGGCTGCGGCAGAAGTAGCGCCGCGAGCATCACGCCGATGGTGGCGAAGGTGAGGGTGGTGAGGATGAATGTTGCCTTGCCGGTTTTGGCCGTGGTCATTGCTGGCTCCTGTGGTTCTGCCTATGGGTGGTTGTTTTGCGTGGTGCTGCGGCGGTCTTGTTCGAGGGGATTTGCGTCTTGTTATTCAGGATATGCGATTGCGGCTGTGTTTCGTTTTGCGGGCCTGTTTTTTGCTGGGCGGGGTGATTGCCTTACTTTGGTGCGTTTGTCGCGCCTGTGTGCCGTGGTGCCTTGCTGGTCGCATTGTTTGCTTCTTGGAGGGTTTGGGCGTCTCGGATTGCTTGGCGTGCCCGTTGTGCGTTGCGCGCTGCTCGTTCGGGTGCGAGTGGGAGTCCTGGTTTGCGTTTGTTGAGCAGTTCGGGGGCGCGGTCTCCGAGGTCGATTTCGTCTTGGCATGGCCGGCAAGGCACTGGCTCCCAGTGGTGTTCTTGGCAGCGGGGTCGTTCTGGTTCCGGCGCGTCGGCGGGTGCGGTGCTTTCCCAGAAGCGCGAGTTTTCGGCGATGAATCCTGGGGTTTGCTTGAGGTATCCGCTGGGGCCGGTGGCTGTGGCGTAGGCGATGGCTGCTCGCAGCGCGTGGTTGAAGTCGACTGCTGGGAGGCCTTCATTCTGGTTGGCTGCTCGGAGGATCTTGGCGATGCTGGCAGTGGCCCATTCTGGGCGGGCGGCGTGGAGCACGGAGGTGAGGCGTTCGCCTTGGGATTTGGTGAGGATCATTGTTGGGTCCATTTCTGTGGTTAGGAGAAATTTTGGAGTTTGGTAGAGCAGCAATTCGTTGGGTGCGTTCGCGCGTTTAGGTTCTGAACGATTTGCTGCTTTTTTGTTCGGGATTTTTTAACAGGATTGCTCGGGAACGTAAGTAGTGCTGCTTACGTAAGTTGGTTAAATGGTTAATGGTTAATGGTGGTTGGATTTCGCTTGAGCATCTGCTGGGGTTTTGCTTGGGATTTTTTCAAGCAAAGTTCAAGCACTTTTCAAGCAGCTGCTTGGATTCTGCTTGAACGGTTCACACGCTTTTTTGGGTTTCCTGGCACCATTGGCAAGAAGCATCGAACACGCTTTTTGCCGCGTGATTCCGGGAGTGATGGGACTTTTGTCCGCCTACACTGCCTGCGGTTTGCTTGATTGATTTCTCGACTTCGATGCGCTGTTTGGACTTCTGATGTTCGAGGTAATCGTGCATGTAGTACTCGCCCTTGGTGGCGGTGCTCTCGACCCATCCGATTTCGATCAAAAGTTTCGCTGTAGCGGCGCCCTGTCCGTTGAGGACCGACTCATGAACGATGCCGTTGGTCGTGTACTCGTTGCAGTAGCCCCACAGGCTCAGAAGGTGGACTTTAGCCTTGTCTGTCAGGCGCACGAATTTGGGATGCCTGAACAGTTCATTGGCCACCGTGAAGTATGGCCGCTTGTCGAGTGGAACGCGCTCGATCCCCTGGTGTTCCATTGTTGGTTCTCCGATTTTTTACTGCTTGTCCGGGTGGTTGTTGTTGCTCTGGTGTTTCGATGATCTGTTGGCCCTCGGCGTTGGTGAGGCTCCGAGGGCTTCACGAATTAGGGTTCGACTTGACCGATGACGATGAGGTAAGCGACGGCGTAGAGGTCGATGTTGCTGCGAGTGAGGCTGGCCTTTTCAAGGAGCTGGGTGGCTGTCTTGAATGGAACGTCCGGTGCGAGGTATTGCATGCTGCTGACCAAATGGTCTACGAGATTGAGGTCGGCTTTTGGAGCGCTGTCGGCCTGGGTCATGACGGTGATTTCTTTCTTCAATTTTTGGGCGCTCTTGTGATTGGGGAGGCGTCCATGGGGTGCGAATGGGGCCCAAGAACTTTGGGCCCCATACAAGTGTGGAGCATGGTACCGACTATTCGGTACACCCTCCGCATTCTCCAGTCGGCAGGATGAGCCGGCCGCAGGAGTCACAGATGTTTTTACCCTTGGGTCGCACCGGTGTGAGTGGTGGCTTGGGAGGGATAAGTGCGATTGTTGGGATATTCGACCCCATGGCTAGATAATTCCTTTCAGCTGGTACTTGTCATGACGCTGCTGAGCTGCGCGTGCTAGTTTCGCGCGCATGCTTCGACGCTGGCGCGCTTTGATCTTGTGTGTTGGCTGCGTTCCGTTACGCCTGCCAGGGAAGCGCGGGATGGAGAAATGCTTATCCAATTCAGTGTCCTAGTCTTCTGAGTGCGAGCTGGTGCTCATTAGGACACTCCGAATTGACCCGCGGATGTGGGAAGTGCGCCCTAGAACGGCGGGGGCATCTCGTCAGTAGTCCCCCAACCAGATCCCCCAGTGTTGCCTGCATTGCCCCATCCGCCGCCGGCCTCCGCATTTCCGCCTTGCCGTCCACCGCCGAAGCCGTTCCCGCGGCCGGCAGCACCTTCACCATTGCCGCGCGCTGTCCGAGTGACCTTGGCTGATGCGAAACGGAGCGATGGACCAATCTCGTCAACCTCAAGCTCCATCACGGTGCGGCGCTCCCCTTCCTTGGTATCGTACGAGCGGGTGCGCAAGCGCCCCTGGGCGATGACACGCATGCCTTTGTCTAGTGTCTCGGCAACATTCTCAGCCGCTTCACGCCAAATGCTGCACCGCAGGAAGAGTGCTTCGCCGTCCTTCCATTCATTCGTCGCACGGTCAAACTCGCGTGGCGTCGACGCGATCGTAAAGTTCGCTACGGCTGAACCGGACGGGGTGAAGCGCAGTTCCGGATCCGCGGTGAGGTTTCCGATGACGGTAATAACAGTTTCGCCTGCCATGGGTTACTTTTCCTTCGTGATGAGGTGAGGGTAATGCTGGGCCACGCCTGCCTCGTAGTCCTGGACGGCATGGTGCCAGCGCTCCGTAGTATCAGCGACCTTTGCCACAGAATCATGGACCTCGCCGCTGTTGGCGAAGAACCTGGCACGATCTGTGATGGTGCGCCCCCAGTTCTGTACGCTGGTCTGCAATGCCAAGCAGTCTGCGAGCGTTACTTCAAGTAGTCGCGGTCCAACGTTGCGCAGCTCGTCGATGTGGGCGTACTTGTTCACGTAGCCGTCGCCTCCAAGCTTCGACAGGCTGACCATTCCGGTGCCGGTGTCGACTTTGATCACTTCCCACAGCGTTGAGGTCTTGGACTTGCCTAGCCGGGCGGTTGATCCAATGCGGATATCAGTCATGATTCTCTCTTTCGTAGCGTCGATTCTTGATCGATGTGAATGTTGGCATGCCAGGGGTGGTGCTTGTGTCTACCAAAGCGCCGATGATTCAGGGGTGCTTTGTTCGGTGCTCGTCGTCTTGCGCTGCTTGTACTCGATTTCGAGGGAGGGCAAGGCATCATTCAACGATCCGTATTTGGCGTTGATGCGGGCTACTAAACGGGTGATCGCGGCAGCGCCTGCGGTGGTCACCTTCAATGTGTAAGGGACATTGCCTTTGAATAGTGGCGCTTCGTGGTTCATCACCCGGTGGAAGTACTGCTTCTTGTCGGCGTACTCGGACCATTGATACTCGGTGACGATTTCGCCCTTGCTGGTGCGCCGGCGGTAGGAATCCGAGTAGATCCAGCCCGAATATTTCAAAGCAAGACGCAAGTCGCGTTCGCCGACCGCCAGATTGCTCGCAACACTGCGCAGCAGGTGGAAGTCGTTGTCAGCGACCATCGTGTCGAAGTAGCCCACCTTTGGCGCATCGAGTTCTGCTTGCGCACGGAGCGTCTGGTTCTCCTGCTCGGCTGCCATGGCCAGCTGAAGAATGTCGATGCGGGAAAGGCTGGACGGGTCAAATTGCTGTGTTTTTAGCTGGTTCGCCATTTCGTAGAAGGCTTTCACGAGTGCCTTCTTGAATTGGCGGATACGGTTCATGTTGCGCATGTAGGTCAGAAGCAATGTGGCCTGCGGTTCGTTCAACAGGAACACTTCGCGGTGCTGCACTTTGCCGTCCACGCCGGTGAACGCTCGCGTTTCAGATTCCAGCGTCCCGAATTCCTCCAGGTCTTCACGGTAGGTGCGGATTAGCTGCAGGACATTCTTATGCTGACCGTCAACGCCTTGCGCAATCGTCTCGCTGCTGACTGCAAGTCCGTGGCCGGTGTACTCAATGGTTGGTTGGTGCAACGCGCGTACTGACGCTTCAGTTTGTTCCGGAGTGAGTTGGAAATTTTCTATAGTCATTGTTCGGGTGACCTTTCTGGGTGCTGGAGCCGCTGGTTATCGGCTGCGTGGGAACGCGATGATTGAGAAGTTGACGAGCGAGTTGTGGATCGTCCGCTTGTACTGGCGGAGCTTGCCCTCGTGTTCGGGGCCGACGAAGCGAATTTCGTTGAGCCATAAGACCAGGGTCGCTGGCGAGGCGGTCATCATTGTCCGGTACTGGTCGCCTTTCGCGTGGGCTTTCATTGGTTTAAGGTCGGCCCATTCGCGACGATCTTTGAGGTTCTTCAGTTGTCCGGAAGCGTTCATGCCCAGGTCTTCGATGACGCTGCGCATGAGGATGCGTGGACGGCCTTCGTCGTATACAACGGGTATCTTGACTCCGGCGAAATCGATGGTGGGGTTCTTCCCGGAAGGGTCGATGTTTCTCAAGGTTGGTTCTCCATTGTGGGTGTGCGCTGGCGTGTGGGTGCTCGTTTGAGCCGGTTGTCCCACTCTTGCCTGGCTGATTGTGAAAGTCTTCTGTCGATCGGTGCTCCAAGCCGGGTGGTTCCCCTTGGAGTTTGAAGCCGAAATATACGAGTGGAGTGCGTGGCGGGTTTCGGGTGATTTCCCCGCCACGCACTCCACTTTTGCTCTGGAGGCTACTCGCGCGACAGCGCTTCTCCGTCGTGTGTTTCCTGGACTACTCGCTCCGCTGAAGCCTGTGACACCTCGGAGCTATTGATCCTGGCCCCGGCCAACGTGGCACAAGCTCCGGCATAGGTCGACAGCGCGGTAATCACTGCTGGATCCTGCCGGCTCCTCACCATGTCGCCAGCCATGCGAAGTTTGTCCTCGGCTTCGTTCAATAGTGCGTCGATGTCCACGATCGGTTACCGGCCCTCGCGCTCGGCCGCGAAGATCGCTTCCTGCTCCTCCGGTGACGGCGCATTATCCTTCCATGGATCCCCGGTCACTTCACCGGTGTCAGTGTTCACGTTCGCCGGCGGCTCTTCCGCGAATTGACCGTTGATCTGTGTTGGCGGCTCCGAGAAGTTCGGCTGTTCTGAGACCTGCACCAGGTCACTCTGCGGAGTGAGGTCGTAGCGCACCGACTCGTCAGCAACCAACGCGTTCTCAATCTGCGTGGACTTCGGCATGTACTTGAAGTTCAGGCGGATCGTCGTCTTCAGCGCCATGGCGTCGAAGTGGTCAGCCCATGGACCGGTCACCTGCCCCTGCTTGTTCTTAGCCTTGGCGTGCAGGTCACGATGATTCTCCATATCCTCCTTGGACATGTACATCATCTGACCGCGGTCTGAATCCTTGCGGAAGAACACGCAGTAGTAGCCAATCACGTCGCCTCGGGGCCCCGACGCCGGGTAAGTGTGCTTGTGCTTACCCGTCATGGGATCTGGAATGAACTCGTCGTTGCGGCAGACCAGCTGCGCGGTCACATAGTCGATTTCACCGGATCGGTTGGCAAGGTCCAGCATGCCCTGATAGCCGATGATGAACTGTGCGTCAAACCTCCGCTGACGCCCATTCCAGAAGGGCAGGATATGCGCTTGCTGAAGCGCACCGATGCCTGGGCGTAGTCCGAGCTGCGCGCATTGCATGATCGCGCCGAGGAAGCTGGTCGGTTCGCACTCCATGAGCTTCGGGTTCTGGCGCAACACGGTGATGGTGTCCCGAACGAGCTGCGCTGCGTCGGCGCCACGTGGCATGGCCAGCTTGAACTGGGCTTCCATGGATCGAACTTGCTGCTCCAGCGTGTTGCCCTCCGGCTGGCGCTCCTGGACCTGCTGATTCTGCTGCTTGACCCGTTGTGCGAGGTTGCTGCCCATGGTTACTTTCCTTCCTTGATGGCCGGGGTCCGCAGGACCCTGGCACGGTACTTGTTGTAGGTTTCGGGGTGATCCGACTTCAGGGTGTCCATGTCCAAGGTTGGCTTCATGACCTGCAGCTGCTCGAACAGCTCCGGCTCCGCCTCCTTGAACTTCGCGGGTGCGAAGTTTCCGTTCTGGTTCAGGGTGGCCAGGGTGGTGGCACCGTCCGCTTCGTCCTGAATCTTGTTGTGCTCCCCGAACAGGAGGCGGAACTCCGCTTCAACCTGGTCCTTTTCCTTCTCGGCATCCTTGATGGTCGCCTTGGCCTTGGCCAGCCGCTCGCGCAGGTCCACCACCAGTTCGCGAGGCTGCAGCGTAGCGGAGTCTGCCGCCTGGGCGAAGGTGTCTTTCAGGTGCGGGAGGGTGACGTTCGTGACCTCTGGTGCGACGTCGGCGAGCACGTTCTGCTCCCAGAATCGGCGTTCGATTTCAATCAGCTCTGCGATCAGTTCCTCGTCGCGGTCAATGCGTCGGGTAAAGAACTCACGACCGTCTAGGAGCCCTGATATCCAGCCATGGGATCGGCCCGTGACGGCAAGGTTGTGCATGACCTGCAGTTCTGCGTGATCTGGCACTTGGCCGTCTTCCCATTCCTCGCGCAGCCAGCCAGTGGATGACTTGGCTTCGAAAATCCCGCCATCTGGGGTGAGCCCATCTACAGTGCATTGCATAAATGGGTGTTCCTTGGAACGCATCAGACCGGCCTGGCGTACCTTGATGCCCGTGTCCTCGACGAACAGAGTGCGGATCACTGGTTCCAACAAGTGCCCCATGCGCATGGCGTGGTTGTAGGCCGGCCCGTCGGAGTAGCCTCGCTTCACGGACCAGGTTTCGTAGGCGCTGCCCCATCGGTTCAGGCCAACAATGGAGGAAACATCTGACCCGCCGATTCCTTGCTTGCGCACTTCCAGCCATTCTTCCTGGGCTGCGTCAGCTCGCAATATTAGATTTGCCCCTGGGCAGGCATAGTTGGCGCGTTCAGTGGTTTCCTGCGGAGTGTGTACCTGTGAAGTCATTACAGAGCACCACCCTCGATGAGTCCGGTGATGATGAATGCGGCGAGGATCAGCGCGCCTATTAGGAAGTGCTTGACCCGTTCGCGACGTGCCTGAATCTGATTTTGGGTGTACTTGGCCTTAAGCCGCAGTTGCGACATGTGGTTCTCCATTCGTGGGTACCGCTGGTTGGGCGGTTCGGGCTGGTGAGGCCCTTGGTCCTTGTTCGGGTTTGCGGTTGGTTATCTTGTTGCCCGCAACAAGAACTCTACACACACAATTCCTGTTTGGCAAGAAACTATTATTTTCTGCCAAGATGCCACGTTTGGAGTAATTGAGCATCTTTGCCGCGAACTCTCAAACGACGCGCCCACACTGATAATCTTGAAGTGCAGGTGGGGATGGTTCTCCAACCTGCCCGCGCCAAGCGCAAGGGTTGATCTCCGTCTTCCCGCTGCGCGGCGCATAGCGCAATACAGCTGGTTACTGGATGCGCAGAAAAGCGGCAAGCTACCTTGTTCGGGTGACCTCTTGCCGCTTTTCGTCTATCTAAGCACCTCTCGCCTTCCGCGAACGGGCCGTTCCCTGAAACGCCAGGGTGACCCCCGACGCCTCGACTCGATGCGAATCCGCGCGCTTAGTCCAGGATTCAATCAGTCGCTCCAAATGAGCCGTCGTAAAAAGAATCTTGGAACGCTCTCCGCGGACACAATCTATCTTGTTTTCCCTGGCCAACCGCCTCAGCGTGTGGGGCGAGACCTGGTTGCGCATGAGCCGCGAAGCCTCCTCTGGCGAGTACAGATCCAAGACGCTCATTGGCCCATGCCCACCTTCGAATTCGCGGGATCGCACATGAAGAGAACCTCATACCTGACACCTGCAGCGTCAGCGATCCTTTGCGCAACCGGAACTGTTACTTCGTGGCGCCGGTTGAGCAAGTGGTAGATCATCCCCTCCGAGACCTCAGATTTCCGGGCCAGCTGGGAAATGGTGATATGCCTATCGGTTCCCGTTTTGGTCAACTCACGCAGCACTTGCGGATTACGTAGTTTCAT